GTCCCGCCCATTTCAATTCCGATCCTTAATCGTACCCCCCTATCCCCTCGAGCAGGCATGCAGGCGTGCGTGAGCGTGCGCCCCTACGTGTGCGTGCGTAGGTGTGCCGATCCGGCGCCTGGCCGCGCTCCTGGCCCGTGCTATCCCCCGCGCCTAGCTGGCCGTGCGAGAGTGCGTGGGCTGAGGCGTGCGAGCCAATTCTCGGAATTTCTGGATTTCTGGGGATTTCGGGATTTACATTTCCGGAAATTGGCCGATATTGGAAATCACCGAAACGGCCCCGACCATGGGGCGAACCGGAAGCCCCTCCCGATGATCCTCTCCACTGTCCCCGGCTCCACCCTTCCCCGTCTCCCGGTGCACGGCGCCTATGAGCCCGGCTCGCATGGCTACCGCACCACGCACCGCACGGGGCATTACCTGGCCCTCTCCCACATCGTCGCCATGATGCGCGCGGGCCGGTCCCCTGCGGACGTGGCCGCCTACGTCGAGACCCTTGGCATGGTCGGGGCCAGCGTCTCCCGCGCCATCGAGGATGCCTCGATCCCTGGCACGTTCGGCGATGCCGTTTTCGAGATCCTGTGCGGCTGAGGTCGCGCCCCTTCCTTTCCGAAATCCAGAAATCAGGAATTCACGAAATGTCCTTCACCTTCTCTTCCGTCGATGTCGTCGCCCGCAATGCGGTTTCCGTGTCCCGCGATGGCGGCCCGATTCTCGGCTATGTCCGCACGGGCAAGCGCAATGGCGTGCCGGTCTATCTTTGGTCGGACTGCAATGCGGAGGCCGCCGCGCACTCGCACTGGCATCTAATCGGGTTCGTCACGGATCACGCTTCCGTTGGGCATGCCGTGGCCGCGTACTGCCAAGCCCCGGCGCCTGAGGCCGCCCCCGTGGTGGAGCCTGCGGCGTCCGTCCAGGCAGAGGCGCGCCCGTGGTTCGTTGAATGCCGCACGCTGGCGGGTGACGTGGTGCGCCGCCATGGGCCCTTCGCCTACGGTTCGGCGGATCTTGCCAACGCCTACCATGCGGAGGAATGCGCAGCCCTGGGGCACAACCGGATGCGGCGCCATGATGACGAGTCGTGCCAGCGGGTTTTCCGGTTCGCTGCTCCTGCGCCGGCTCCTGTCGCCATGGTGGCGCAGCCGGTACAGCAGGCGCAGGGCGTGGTGCCGCTGGGCGGGACATACGTGCAGCATTCAGACGGCGGGATAGAGTGGGTGCCTGACGCGCCGGCCATGGTCCCGCAACCCGTCCAGCAGCAGCAGGCGAACGCGGGCACGGTGGATGCGAGCGAGGCGCCGGCCTTGGCTTACGAATCGTCTCGCGATGTCGAGGAAGGCGAATTGACCTACGCGACTCCGGACGTCCGCTTGGCATGTATCCGCCGTGCCCTGGCAATCGGGTGGAGCTTCGATGCGACGGCGGCCGCCACGGGGGATTGGCCTTGGTTTTTGCACATGACCTTCAATGAAGGCCGGTGCGTGAAGCGGGACGGCAAATGGCGTCTCTATGTCGAGACAGCGGCGGAGGCGCTGGCGGAGGCTGGCGAGGCGGACCGCTTCGCCTTGGTGGAGCATGTGGCCCCTTACGATCCGATGGAGGCGGCTCGCATCGCTATTGCGGAACCTGTCGGCCGCGCGAACGGATGGTTCGTGACTGAGGCGCAAGACGGCCTTTGGTACGTGGCCGCGCATCATGGCGACCCTGATGCGGAGGGTGAATTCGAGACTGAGGCGGACGCATGGGAGTATGCCGCCGCGACGCCCCAGGATGACGACGGATGCCCCAAGTCCGATCCAAATTGCATTGGTGACAATGGCGATTGCCATGATGCGTGCGAGGCTCCGCAGGCGCAGCACACCGCCGGCCCGTGGGAGGTGGTGCGCAATATGGGCGGCGAGCTTGCGCCTTTCCAGAAAGCGACGGGCGCGCATCTCCTTTCAAGTGAGAGCCCGCTTTCGCTGGAAGAGCGGGAGGCGAATGGAGCATTGATCGGCGCGGCTCCCGACATGCTCGCGGCCCTAGAGACGGCCCTCGATGCGTGGCGCGATCAATTCGAGCCGGCCGACGACGCAGCAGATTCGGATCTCGAAATCTCAGGCGCCGATTTCGTGGATTGGTTCGCCTCATGGCGGGATCAGGCAAAAGCCGCAGTTGCCGCTGTTAAGGGCCAGGATGCGCCCGCCATGGTTCCTCAGCAGGCGCAGCAGCAGCAGGGCCGCGACATGCGCGCGGCCTCTCCTGGCCCGGCTCCTGAGATCCTGGACGTCTCGGAGATCCTGGAGCGCATCCAGGCCGCGACCGGCCCGGCCGTTGTCTGGACCGCTCCTGACGCCGAGACGCCTCGCGTTCCCCTGGAGCCGATGCATCCGACTCCCGTGATCCTCTTAGCGAGCCTCGCCGGTCTCTTGGCCGTGGTCTCCGCTTTCATCGTCGCCATTTCGGCCTGATTTAATTTCGGCGGGAATTAGATTTTCCGCTTGCGAAATCCCCAATTCGAATTAATTTCAAATTCCACCCGGCCCCGATCTTGGGGCGAAAGGACTGCCATGCTCCCCTCTACTTCCCTCGCCGAGATTGAAGCCGGCGCCGCCCTGTCCGCTCTTCTCCTGTCCGCGCTCACCGATTGCGAGTCCGATGAGGAATGCGAGTCCCTCATCGATGAGGAATGCGACAAGTGGGTTCGGCGCGGGGTGATCTCTCCCGCCACGGCCGCCGCTGTTTCTGACGTGCTTCTCAACGGTTGATGCGAGCAAGTCGGCCGGGCGCGCCCCGACCGATCTCCCGCAACATCCTGCGGACAACGGCCCCGACCATGGGGCGGAGATCCTAGACCATGTCCAACGCACGCAACGCCGCCGTCGCCCTCTACACGCTGGCCCTGGCGAACGCCGCCACCGCCGATTGGCAGGCGGTCGCAACATCCCTGTTCGATGCCCTCCCGAAGGCCAAGGCGGCCGCCTCCGACGCGCCGGTCTGGTGGAGCGACTATGCCATCCCGAAGGCCTTCACGCTGGAGTCCATCGATGTGACCTTTGCCGATGGGGCGACGTTCCGCTGCAACCTGGTGAGCGGCAAGAACAAGCCGCCGCGCGTGGCCGGCGCCTGCCGTGGCGCTATCGGTCTCTATCGGGCCAAGCATGGCGAGCGCGTGGCCGTGCCGGCGTTCTCGCGCATCGTGACGGCCTCTGGGCAGGCCTATGACGCCGCGACGTGCTCGCGCCTGACAGATGATCTCCGGGCGATCCCTGGCACGGTCCAGGGCCGGCCTATGACGGCCGCGCGCGTCGAGTGGATGGCGAAGGAGCTTGCGCGGCGTGAATCCGGCCTGGCGCCCCATCTGGCCGATCTCGCCGGCGCTAATGCAAGCCCGTGGGTTGCTTCGCTCCCGTCGCACGCACGCGACACGGTCATCCGGGAGATCGAGGCCGGGGCCGCAGGTTGGCGCGCTTCGGTTGCGGCCGGTGAGAATGAGCTCGCCTTGATGCGCGAGGCCTTTGCCGTCCAGCGCGGCGAGGCCGCCCCCGTGGCCGTTGCGCAGATTGCCCCCGTTGTTGCGCTCCTGGCCGCTCCTGTTGCGGTCCAGGCGGAACCTTCGCCGATGCATGAATGGTGCGCTTTGGCTGTATCGGAGGCGTATGGCGAGTGCAGCGAATTCGAGATCCCGGGCACATTCGAGATTGAGGCCGGCCCCATGTCCATTTTCTCGCCCTCATCTGAGGCGGCAAAAGTGAACATGCCGGCGCCAGTCCAGGCCGCGACCATTTCGGCGGATATTATTCCGGAAATTATAACTGCGGCGCCGGTCTCTATCATGGATGCTGCGCCCGCTATCATGGAAGCTCCTGAGGCCGAAGCATGGATGCCCACGGTCGAGACGCACCCCGTGGTCGCTTACTGCCTGTCGGAGAAGGCCTGGCACGCCATCCGCGACCGGGTCCAGGATGGCACGTTCCCGGCCCCGGCCGGCGCGGCAAAGTTTGGCGCTTGGCGCCTGACGCTTGCCGATGCGCAGGATCTACAGGACGTTGGGTCAATCCGGTTAGCCGGGATGCCCCGCAAGCCCTACACGCGCCGCGGTGCCGTCCCGGTCGCTCCCGTCTCCGCCTTCGTCCGAATCTATGCCGGCGCCGCCTTCATGGCTTCCAACCCGCCAAGCCCCGCCACCCTGCACGCGCCAAGCGTCTGAGGAATGCCCATGTCCCGCGAATTCGAGTTCCGCCGCCTCCCGCCTGAGTCCCTAGATCAGGCGCTCCAGGAGCTCGGCATCACGTCAACGGAGCTCGCCGAGCTCACTGGCACCCGGCGGCCCACGGTCGCCCGGTGGTTCCGGGAGATCGGCGACCCTGAGCGCCTGGAGCCGCCTTTCTGGCTGACCCAGCTTCTAGGCCTCGCCTCGCTTCCTGGAGGCGTCGAGCGCCTCCGGGCCGTCGCTTCCCTCCACCGGACAGAGATCGCCCGCCATGGCCGCTCCTAAGATCAACTCCGACCCATCCATCCAGGCCTGCGCCCATGCCCTTGCGGCGGAAGCCATCGAGGCGGTCGCTCAGGATCTTCTGGCCGGCGTCGAGTTCTACCGGGCCCGGGATCGCGCCATCGAGACGCGGGCCGATGCGTGGGTCTCTACCTACGGCAAGGAAGCCGCCGACGCGGCCGTGCGCGCCCTGCACATGCTGGAGCGCGATGAGTTCCTGACGCCTGCCGAGCGGCGCACCATCCGCGCGCGCCAGGATGAGGCGCACATGGTCTCGATGCGCCTTGGCGGCCCTATCCGCGATACGTGGTGGAATCGGCTTTCCGTGCGTCTGTTCGGCGTGCCGTTCGCCGTCCTGGCCCTGGCGCTCCTGGCGCCGCTCGCCACGCCTTCCGATGCCCTGGCCGCCTCAGGACAGCACGTCGCCCCGAAGTGGCGCGCCTTGGCCGCGTGTGGCGTCGCCAAGCCCGGGCCCGGCCGGGATCGTGCGTGCCGCCGGTTCAACTCCGCCGAGCGGGAGACCTGGCGCGCCTATGACGGCCCCGGCGCCGGTGCGCCCCGCGAGTGGGAGCTCCCGCGCTCTTATGAGATCCGAGACTGACCGCCTGCGACCGTATTCCTAATTCGGGGATATGTTTCTCTTTCCGCTTGATCCGCCTGCCGCCTTTGTGCGTTCAATTGCAATTAGCGGCGTCCCTCTGATTCGTACCCAGGGTTTACGTTATGATCTTCGAAGACGCCGGCCACAGCGCGCGGCTTGTGAATCCTCCCGCCAAGCGCGTTCCTTTGCCGAAGCACCGCGCGAACACGATGCCCGCCGAGTTGGTCGACATCTCCGCGCTCCAGATCGTGCCGATCTCTGACGGCCCTATGCCCGAGGGCTTCTACATGGGCCGCAAACGATCCTGGAATCTCGATGCGTCCTTTGTGACGGTCATGCTCCTGCTGTCGGACGATGAGCCGCGAGTCCTTGAGGTTCACGAGCCGGGCCAGCGGCGCGTTTCCTACCCGCGCGAGTGGCTCTTCGTTGGCCGTGTGATCGGCCTACGCGACGTCACGGCCGCCTATCGCCGGGCGGCGGAGGCCTGGGCTCGCGGCGAGGCCGGTACGGCCTGAGCCGTGCCGATACCAGCAAGGCGCGCGGCCATCACGTTGCGCGTCTTGAAATAGACGGTCATCGCATCGAGGGCGGCCAGGAATAGGTGCGGGACCGTGTTGCGGTCCCCGAAGCCGGCACGCACCAGGGCGATCATCTTTTGCCGCTCATAGATCCGAGCCCGCAAGATCGCGACGTTGCCGGCGCCGATCGCCTCTTCGAGGTCTCCGAGCTCCTGTAGGCCTGCGGCGCGCTTCTCCATCACCAGGGCGCCCGGGCCCTTGCCGCTCCCGCTCTCGTGCTCGAATTTGGGCTCAGGGATGAGGCCGGCATCGGCCGTGCCGCATAGCGCGTCGAAGTCGTGCATCGCCTCTAGGCGGCGTTGGGTGCGATCCTCTGGCCGGTGCAGCAGGGTCTCATAGGCCGCCATGCTGACGATGCGCCCCTTGCGGACGCCGCCCGCCACGTACTCACGGGAAGCGCCGGCCGTGGCGGTGTCCTGCTCAAGGCCGAGATCCGCGAGACGGGCCGTCTCTTTCTGCCTCGCCTTAGCCTGGCGCTCCGCCGCTTTGAGGGCGACGGCACGCTCACGCGAGAGATCCCGTTCCGTGGCCTCCTGGGCTTCCTGAGCGGCCTCGCGCCATTCGGCGGCGTATGTCTCGAGCTTCTGTGCGCGGCCCTCTGCTCGCCATGCCTTCACATGCGACCCGGCGCGCGAGTAGCCGTCTCGCTTCAGGCGCAGGCCCTCCGCTTCCACGTCGAGCTCGCCCGCATGCTGGAGCGCTTCCATGTAGACCTTGAGGGGATCGTTCCGGATACGATCCAGGGCCGCCTGTTCAGCCGCGGCCTGCGCTTTCGCGAGGTCCGATTGCTTCACGGCCGCGACTCGGGCCGCCTCTTCGCGAAGCCGGTGCTGGCGGGGCGCGTCAGCGTCGAGATCCTCGATCGCCCGGCGGTGTGTGGCGGCGTTGAGCTCGAAGTCGCGGGCCGTGGCGCCGGCCTTGTCCGCCTTGTCGATCTTCCCGCCGGCCCGGTAGGCCTCCTCCTTGGCGCGGTAGACCTTGCCCGACGCCTCCGCCTTATCCCGCCGCTGCACATGCTGTGCGCGTCTCTCTTCCGGCGTCCGCTTGGTCACAACGCATTACCCTGTCGTTTGGGGAAGCCAGATGAACACGCCATCCTCTTTCGAGCCGAAGCTCGCCGTCAGTTTCCGTTCTCGGAGCACATCCATCGCGGATTGATATTCGCGCTGTGCTTCCTTTTCCGTTTGCCCCGCGGCTCGATCCGCGTGCCAATTCTTGAACACCATATCGCGGCTGATGATCCGCAATTGCTTTGGGAGGGGGCGCCCGTTCAGGGCCTGCCGTTCCTTCTCCTCCTCCGTAGGCTGGCGGCCGTGATGCAGCAGGAGGCCTTTCACGAGCTCTAAGAGGATGGCCGATTTGACCGGGAGCTTCTCATCCTTCTGCTTCGCCTCGCGCTGGCGCACCTCTTCACCATCGATCGGTTTCGACGGTGGATCCTCGAGGAAGGTCGTATGCGGCCCGTCGTAGCCCATCACGATCGTGTCGACGCCGCCGAACCGGTTCTTGGCGACGATGATCTCGGCGATGCCTTTCACCTTTTCGAAGCGCCGCTCCCACGCCGCGAATTCTTCCGTCCCCGGGAGCGGCTTATCCTTGATGACGTAGGCCTCCTCTCGATAGACGAACAGGATCACGTCGGCGTCTTGCTCGATCGAGCCCGACTCCTTGAGGTCGGAATCGTTGGGGCGCTTGTTCTCGCGAGCGTCCACCTGGCGCCCGACCTGGGACAGCAGCAGCACGGGGATCCCGAGCTCCTTGGCGAGCTCCTTAAGGGCGGCGGTGATCTCGCCGATCTCCTCGTGCCTGCGGGACTCGTTGCTCCTGGAGCGGAATCCCTTGATTAGTTGCAGGTAGTCGATCGCCAGGAGCCGCAGCCGGTATTTCCGGTGCAGAGTCCGCGCCCGGGCGAGCACCTGAGCGATGCTCTGGCCGCCGGTGTCGTCCACGAAGATGGGCAGATCCGCCATATCGTAGGCGCTCTGCCAGATCTTCTTGAGGTGCGCGTCCTCGAGGCTGCGCCGCTTGATGCGCGTGCCTGACACCTGCGCGAGGTCTGAGATGATGCGCTCGCCGAGTTGGTTCTCATCCATCTCGAGCGAGACGATGCCGACAACGCCGGGGTTTGAGTCCGGGTTGGCGATCTTCTCCTCCTTCAACTGGATGGCGGCGTTGACGCAGAAGTTCGTCACCAGGGCCGTCTTACCGGATGCGGGCCGGCCGGCGATGATGCAGAGGTTCGGCGCCTCGAGGCCCCCGAGCTTCGCATCAAGCTTCCGGTACCCGGTGGTGAGCGTGACGCGCCGGACGTCGCCGTTCGACTCGTCCTGGATCCGCTGCGCCGTGCTCTTCGCTACCTCTCGCATCGAGCGATAGCCCTTCTTCACGCCATGGATCTTCGGGCGCACGAGCTCCACACGATCCTCGTGCATGCGCAGGAGATCGTTCACGGTGATGTCGGTTCGCGGCTCCCAAGCCTCCGTCATGGCCTTGGCGCACGATTGGATGAAGTAGCGCCGTGCCGCGAAGTCGCGCACCTGCTTTGCGTAGCCAAGGGCGTTCGCTGGGGTGCACGCGCCGGCCGCCAACTGCACCAGGTACGAATGCGGGGTGAGACCCTTACCGATGTCCGCCTCGCCAACGTAGGGCTTGAGCGTCGAGGGTGTGGCGATCCGGTCGGAGGCCACCATCATTCCGATCGCGGAGAACAGCGTCTTATGGATCTCCTCCGCGAAGTGGTCGCTGGTGATGATCTGCGACACGTCCATAAAGAGGTCGTTTCGGACGATGAGAACGCCAAGCAATTCCTGCTCGACGTCGAAGCAATGCGGAAGAAGCTCGGCGAATGGGTTCTTGACGCCTTCGAGTTTAACGGTCGCACCGGACATTACTTCGATTTCCAGGAAATGCGATTTACGATCGTCGGGCCGAAATGTGATTGGTCGAAAACAAACCAGGCAAATTCCGTCTGGCTGGAGGTCTTGGGCCCGGTCCATCCGTCTCGGTGCATCATGGGTAGCCTGTTCCGGAAGACATGCATCCGAGCGAGACATCCACCCTCAAGAAGTGGGGTGCGCCCCGTCCCGGCAATGAAGCCGAGCCGCAGGAGCATGATGACGCGAGGGCAGAGCGATAAAGCATGGAGGGCGAACGCGGTGGCGTGCTTGAAGGGCGGGTTCGTCACAATCGTATCGACGCCTTCCGGTGCCGCGGTCGCCTTCAGGAAGTCGGCACCACTCGATTGCCCCGGGCATCCGTAATCGATCAGGTCGGAGGCGATCACATCGTGTCCCGCAGCCCTGAGCTCGCCGACAATTGAGCCCGGTCCACATGCCGGTTCCCAGACTCGATGCGGAAGCCACTCAATTTCCAACAGCGCATGCACCGCTACGCCGGGCGTCTCATACAGGTCGTGACCACGCTCGCTGTGAGCATGCATGGTGTTTTCGCGGTGCTTGGGCATCAGCCTTGATCGGCCTTCGTGCTTTGCAGGAGCTTGGTGGTGCTGGACGTGGGCGCCGGCGAGGTGACGACGCTGAGGATGGGCCGGCGGCGCTCCGGAGGTAGTGGCGGCGTTGCCGGCGGAGGCTGCGGGCTGAAGGATCCGCCAGCCTCGAGGGTCTCGCGCAGGGCGAGGAAGGCCTCAGGGTGTTGGGCTGCGAAAATCAGGAAGTCGCTGGCCCATTGGAGATCGGGGTCGACTCCGCGGAACTCACCGACGATGGCCGCGGCCGCCTTGTGTGTTTCCACGCATTCCCGTTCGAGATCCGCGACGAATTCGAGCGTGGAGGCCGTGAGGCTTTCGCACCGTCGCCGAACGATCTCGAGCGCGTAGGCGGAAGCTGTGAAGGGGCAATCGCATCGTTGCACGGCAGGGTCTCCCGGGGATCGGAGTGCAGGCGGAGACCACGCCCGTGGATGGTCTCGAGGGTCATGCCGAGCCAGGCCAAGGCCGGACGGCAGAGTTGTGCGATCTCGGTGACGCGATGATCGTGGGTGCCAGCGTCGCCATAGACGGCCTGGGCGATGGCGCGGCGTGCGTGCGTGATGTCGGCGCCGCGGAGCATGAAGGCCAGGAAGGCGAGGCGCCGGGGCGATCCGTGGAGATCGAACTTCCGGGTGCCCTGGCGCAGCATCGAGGCGGGGTAGTCGATCACCACCGCCTCAGGATGGTTGAGGGCCGTCTCCCATCCATCCCTGTGAGCGTGAAGGATGAGGCGGGCCATCACGCCTCCTTCTCGAGGCGGAGCAAGTCACCGCGCGCCACGCGAGTGTCACCGAAACGACGGGCGCGTTCCAAAATGGGCTCCGCAGGGAAACCGGTGAGCTTGTAGATCTCCTCGGCGGAGGTCTCTCCGTTTGCCCAAAGATCGAGGACGCTATCAACGGCGTCCGGAGCCGCCCCAGGTTCCCCTGGAGCGGCTACCGCGACGGCTTGGACGGTTTGAGCGGCGTGTGTGTCTTCACCCGGTGCCTTGCCCGCAACCGTCCCGTCCCCGACTCCACCAACGAGCTCGCCCGCTGGTGTCACGGTCTCCCTGCCGTCCTGGGCCTGAGTTCCATGTCGCAAGGCCGTTTCGGTTTCGCTGGAATTTCCGGATTTCGCAATATCGGAAATGTCAGGATCGGTGCGGAAACTCAGGGCAACCACGGAAATCGCGTGCTGCACCTTGATCTGCATGGCGTTGAGACGGCGCAGGGCGGCATAGCCCTCACCCATTCCGCGCACGACGTCATCGGAAACGTCGGCGATTTCACCACTCATCGCGTTCAGGTGGTCAAGCATATCGAGCTTGTTCATTAGCTGCGCCTCGCTTCTGCTTCGCGGGTCTTGCCTAAGTACCGCAGCGAATGCGGTACATGCTCTTTGCAGTAGTTGAATTCCCCGTCGCACCAGGGCCCGAACGCGCCGCAATCGCAGCAGGACTCGGACCGGATGTCGGGGCCGCGCTTCAGCCTCTCGGCCTTCTCCGCTGCGGCCGCCTCCTCAGCCTTGAGGCGGCGCTCGGCCTCCTCTCGGCTGACGAGGTCGAGTGACTTGGTCGCCACCGGCTACGCGGTAGGGCGCTGGCCGAGCCCGATGGACTTCGCGAGCTTGGACCGCATCTCGGTGTAGCCAGGCGCAGTCATGGGATAGTCGGCCGGAAGGCCCCACTTCACCCGGTAAGCCTGCGGGGTGAGGCCGAGCGTCGTGAGGTGTCGGCGCAGGGTCCGGTACGGCTTGCCATCCTCGAAGCTGATGAGCTTGTCGTGAGTGATGGACTTCTTGACCTCAGACGGCGTGCGCGGCGTCGGCTTGTCGGGCTCGACTGCTGATCCGTAGGCGCTCTTGCCGTTCGCCTCAGCGATCACCGCAGCGTGGGTCTCAGCAAGGAGGCGGGGGATGTCACCAGGAGCGACGTGGTGGTTCGACACGAATGCGGAGGCGATACCCGCCGCCAGGGGGAGGGTCTTTTCGATGTCCATGGGATGCTCTGAGTTACAGGCGGCGTGATTGCTCGGCCTGTTTTCGGAGTTTCCTGGATTTCCGAATTTCGGTCAATCTTAATTTCCGGAAAATAGCCCGAAATTCCGCGGGGCTACCTTCGCAAATTTCTTAGATGCCGCGACGTGCAAAGCTACCGCGTCCGCCTGGTCATCATCCGTAACCCACGGATCCAGCATGCCCATGGCGATCAATCCCTGGATGATCTTCTGCTTGTTGAGCTTTGGATCTCCCCATCCAGCTTTGCCGGTAATCGTCGTCATCATCGAGATCCGGTAGACCTGTTCGAAGCGGACGCCGAAGCGCTCGCACACGCCCATGATGGCGCCGCTCAACTCGTGGGCGCTCTCGATCGCGTCGCTGCCGTGGTAGCGCCCTGACTTCCTGGCGTTGTTCAGCCAGGCCTGGATGGTCATCGGCGCTTCATAGGCGAGAACGTCAGGCTTCCGGACATTCCAGGTGTCGGAGAGATAGGCGATGATGTTGCCGCATCCGACCGAGCGGTGCTGGCCCGACTTGCGGAGATCGATCACGCCTGAATTCGGCTTTTCGCCTGCGGGTCCAATGGCGAACCCGCAGGCTTTGGCCGGGTCGAGAGCTTGAATCAGCATCGAGAACTCGCCCCGGCAGGTTTCAGTTAGCGGACGCCATACGAAGACGGCTGATCGCCGACCGTATTTGACCCCACGGGGGCAGTACGAAAGTCGGGCCCATCGTCGTCATCGTCACCGGGAGGCGGCGGCGGGGTCTCGCCGCTGGCCTCCTGCTCGGGCGGCGGCGGAGGGGTGTCGTCCTTCGCCTTGGCGCGCGAGGGGCGCTTCTTCTTTTCGGGCTCGGGGGCAGTCTCGGGCTTCTTCTCGTCCGGCTTCTGGCCGCGGGCCATCTGGTCGCCCGCGGCGTTCGCCTCCCGCTGCTGCTGCACGAACGACACCACGTTGCCACCCTCCGGAGGCGCGGGCGGGATCTCGGTACCGGCGCCGGCCTTGGCGGCTTCCTCGGCCTTCTTGGCGGCCTCGGCGTTGGCCTTCATCTCCTTGTAGTCCGGGCCCTTCGGACCGCGCTTGCCCTTGGCTGCGAGCTCCGCCGCTGCGAACTTGGCGATCACCTCGGCACGGGCTTCCGGGGTCGAGAGATCCAGGCCGGGCGTCGGGACCGGGCCGCCGTTGCTGGCCGCCATCTCGGCGACGGTGCGCGGCTGTGCAGCGGCACCGCCCTGGCTCTGGCCGGTGCGGGTCTGGTCGAACACGCTGCCCTGGCCGTCGTCATGCACCGCGGAGCCGAAGGCGCCCTCATCAAACAAGTCTCGGATGATCCAGGAGTAATCGTCCGCGACCATGAACACCTGGCGAATGGCGCGAGCTCGCTTCAGCGGATCGATGGCGAACACCGCCTTGATGAAGTCGAGGGCAGGCTTCTCCATGCCGTGCCGCTTCGTGAGGCTCTTGAGATGCGCGGCGGCACCTACCTCCTCCTTCACCTTAGCAACAGCGTCGGCCTCTTTGCCCTGGGCAGTTCGCCAGTTGAAGATGAGGAGGCGCCGAGCCTCGGCGTCGTCGGGCAAGCGATTGCACGCTGCGTTTTGCGCAGCGATGATCGCCTCCTGCTCTTTGGAGAATTTGGCTTGGGTTGCCATGCTGGCTCCTGGGGGGGGTGGGATTTCGGAATTTCGAATTTCCGACGCGCCGAAATTACGCGATTTCCCTTTAATGAAATTCCCCGTCGAAATTATCAAGGCGCTGTGGCAGGGGGCGATTCGATATTCTCAGATCGGACGGGTCGGGATGCCCTGAGATTGCGCCCACTTCAAAAATTCTTGGCGGTGCGCTTCGTTCTTCAAATAAATTATGGCCGGGGCGGTGTCCTGGAGCTCGGACGGCAGGCGATCGGTCATCTGCTGGTGGAGATCCTCGAGGAGCGCCTCGAGCGCCCCGACCTTCGATGCGAAGTTTTCGGGGAGCATCCGGTTCGCCGCCACCAGGCCCTCGAGGTACTTCCTGGTGCGCTTCACCTCCTCACGTAGGACGGTGAATTTGTCGGCGGAGTTGAACTCGCCGCCGGGCCGGAACGGGTTGATGAGCCGATCGCTCTTCACGAAGTCGGCCACCTGTTTCGCTGAGGTCCGAAGGTTTCGCATTGGGCTTCCCTGCTTTCCAGGCCCGCACCTCGGCGACGGTGGCGGCCACGATTTGCTCTGAGGTGAAGGCGATCCGGCCGGCGCCGGCGCATTCGTTGCAGCCGCGGCTCAGGAGCCAGGGCTTGAACTCTACCGGCGGTCCATCGGGGTAGCAGCAGGAGCACCACCGGCCGTTTCCGATGAGATGCGGATCAGGCATGGGCCTGATCGTAGATCCGGGGCATCTGGCGGACGCGAAGCGATGGCAACCACTGCGCCATGTCCTTCCCCTTCTTCGAGGCCGGGAACGGGAAGGTGCCGCCGACGGAGCTCTCCGCCCGCGGGGCGTCCCCGATCTGCTTCACGAACACTGGGACGCCGGCGGCCTCGCACTCCGCGACGATGGCGGCCGCCCACTCCAGGACGAACGGGCGAGCCCGCGGCCCGGACTCTCCGCCGACGATGACCCAATCCAGACCGCGAGGTTTCGTCTCAGACGGCGGATAGGATCCATATTCCTCGGTCCAATCCTCGATGCAGGCAGCGAGCTCCATGCCGGTTGCCTCTGGAGACCAACTGGATTCCCACTCTTGAGCCTCTGAAATCGGCACCAGAGCGTTCAAAACGTAGTCTCCGCCAACGAGCTCGATCTCGGTGAGGCTCACGCGCTCGAGCAATGGCTCCATGCTCAGTCCCCGCCAGCGCGCCGGTGTGTCCAGGAGCTTTGGAATATCTCGGCTCGCCTCCGCCTGGGTCACGATCGTGGCGATCAACCCGCAGTGCGTGAAGTTCTCGGCCCAATCCGGCGGGAGCATCTTCGCGGCGTTGCCGATCCGCTTGGTGACGAATTGCCAGTTAAGTTGCTGGCAGGAGCGCACGAGATCCCACAGGGCCTCACGCCACTCCGCCGGTACCTCGTTGTCGAAGACGTCCGCCATGCTGGCGCAGAACACCCACGGGCGGGTACCGGCGCGCAGGGCGGCGGCGTTCCACTTGCGCGGGCCGGTCCAATCCTTGACCAACCGGCGAGGTGCACCGGGCCCCCAATGCGCGCCACCAACCCGCTTGTCGAAGGTCTCGGCATAGCAGTGATCGCACCCGGGCCCGACCTTCGTGCATCCCCACCAGGGATTGAAGGTGTGATCCGTCCACTCGATTGCGGTGTTCTCAGCCATGAGACAAGGCCCTCCGAATCCTGCGGGCGCGCCGGCGGTCGGGCGCCGTGGCCTTGAGCGAGATGCCGGTGGCGAGGCGCACCATGAGCTCTTCCGGCTCCATGGCGGCCTTCACCGGCTTGGTGGTGAGGATCACCACGAGACAGGCGATGGCGACGGCGTTGACGAATGCGAGCCTCATGGTTTTGCCTTTGCCTTCCTCTCGAGAGCCTTCACCTCGCGGTCGAGCGCCTCGTTGGATTTCTTCAGGGCCTTGTTCTCGGCTCGCAGCTTGACGAGCTCGGTGAGGAGAGCCTGAGCGGCCTTGATGTCGGCCGGCACAGGCGCCTTGCGTTTCTTCGGAGTTGCCATGGTCAAATCCCTGCTGCTCTCTCGATTGCCTCGCGCTTGATGCGCTCCCAGGTGGCGACGATGTCCCGCACCGATCGATTGTAGAGGGCCTCGCGGCCCGGCTGCTGGATCTTGCTGGAGCGGTAGATCGCCTTCCAAATCCTCGTTGCCCGGCGCCGGACATGCCGGTACCGGGCCTTGGTCTCCGCCGGCACCAGCTTCCAATGCTTCTGGCAAATCATCTCGGTATGAGGTGCCATCTTCGCCGCATCCGCCGTGCGCCGGCAGAACGGGACGCAGCAGGGAATGCGGCCGGGCTTCATCGCCTCACGTCTTGGGTCTGAGCCTCACCCGGCACATCGCCTGCGGGTGCGGACGGCAGTTCGGCCCACGACGTGGCGTGAAGCTGAAGGGCGTGAGCGGCCCAAAAGCCGCAAGCATCTGACCACTTGCCGATGTACCAAGCTGGTCGCATCGACCTGTCTCGACCGAGGACGCCGTACAGCAGGATTTCTCGGTCTTTCGGAGCGGACATCATCAGTTGTCCGTCATCCCGCACGGGGGCTGCGATGGGTGCGGACGGGGTGAGGGCGGCGACGATCTCCGTGACGACCGCATGCCTCAACGAAGTCAGGCGCGCCCCATATTCCACCGAGCCCCATGCTTTAGATGCGATTTCTTCTGCCAGTTGTTGTGCGCTCTGACCCGCCCCCGCAGGCCCCGGGCTGTGGGGCGAGAGAGGCGAGAACACCACACGCCGTTGCAGGCCAAGCGCTTCGGCAATACCTTGTCCCGGCTCCCGTTGACCGTTGCAAACGTTATTGACGTACTGCTTCGACAGATCGTGCTTGTCGGCAAAGGCAGATTGTCCGCCGGCATGATCGCAGGCCTTCCTTAGAAGCTCGGAAACCTGTTCTGTACTCAAATCTCGCGGCGGGCGAGCCTCACCTTCCAAAGGCATCGCGCACTCAAGACCGTCGCTGAAGACCAAAGCGACGCCGCCCGCGCTACTGGGCTCCCACGGGATCAGCTTGGCGCTCAGGACGCGGGGCGCCCCCGCAGGCCCCGTGCTGTCAAGCGAGAGGGGTGGCGTGGGGGTCGCGATGGGTGCGGACGGGGTGAGGGCGGGCCTTAAATCTTCTCGTGCGCTATGCACGCGAAAATTGGATGCTGCAGGCCCCGTGCTGTCGGGCGAGAGGGGCGGCGTGGGGGTGGCGGCGACCGTCAAGCTCATCGGCGCTTCGCCGGGCTCTGCCACAAGCTCGCAACGAAACTCGAAATCGTCTGGCAGGTAGGCCCAGCGATCCAAGCTGGTGCTCAGAACTGTGCTGTCGTCGCCGTCACTGTCGATGAAGCCATCGTCGTGCCGGTAGAGGAGAGCTGCGCCGCTGCCGTCGTCCCACAACGCAATGAATTTGCGGCCGACATCTGGTAGCTTGTCGTTCGCATACCAGACCTCCGCACCCACGCCCCGGCTCGCCTCGGTCCCGTTGGGCTGGCGAGCCCTAGCTGCGACGCAAACGACGCAAGAGCACTCTTGCTCATCAGCCCATTTAGCTGCCCGCTCGGCAACGTCTCGATCTTCGCCACCAGGAAGGCTGGTGCGTAGCACCGTCCGTGCGCCATCTCGGATGAAGTTGAGTAGCCACGTTGGCACCGGAACTTTACTCATCTCCCGGCTTCCCCCAGTCTCATCGGGCTGGGAGGTGAGTTCTGACAGGCGTGACAGCAAATGCGTGAACTGTTCTGCCTCGTTTGAAAGGCTAAATGTCAGCCCGACGAAATCGCCCGAACGCTGCACATCAGGCGCCATTTCCAGTAGGAAACGCTCCACCCCCTCCCGCTCGCCCGCCTTGTCCGGTGCCTGTGCGGGGGACGCAGCAGCGTGGCCCATGATGTGCCCGTTTGCTTCGGCCTTTCTCAGTGCTTCTGCGATGTCATCGCGAGGCTTGCCGACGAGGCTGTGAGCAATCTGTGCGGCCCAGTCGCCTTCCAGCGCCGTCCGCAGGTCTTGATCTTGAGAGGGTGAAGTCATGGCTCAAACCTTTCTGCGGATAGCGGCAACGGTGCGCCGGCCGGGCGCTTCGTCCTCAACCGGCATGGGGAGGCGGCCGTATTCCGTGGCGCCCTTGGCCGCCAGCATCAGCATGGCCGTCGTCACCTTGGAGAGAGGCGAGTCGGAACCGTGGATCGGAGCCTCGCCCGGCTCGATGCCGGCGATCTTGCAGCGGAGCTCGCGGATGTCGGTTAGCTCAGTCGGGATCTGCGCCAGGATCTCGAGCTCATATTCCGTGAACTCGATCGGCTTGTTCAGACGCTCGATTGCTTCCTCAAGCGAGGCACATGGCGAGCCGTCCACGTACCAAGTGCGCTCATCGTGGGGCAGGCCCGCCTTGTCGCGCTTCCTGGCCTCCGGGCCGGAATAGCGGCGATCGTAGCGCTTCAGCCGCGCGCACTCATCGATCACGAATCCGATCTGGATGATGTTGCGGCCGCAGTTGTAGTGGTTCCGATCCTCGCGGGCGTGCCAAGAGCGGATGGTGTCGATCGTGATCCGATCGGGTGTCGACGGGGCCGCATCCGCAGCCGAAGACTGTTCGGGGGGAGACATGGTGACTCGGGTAATTTCGGGGAGATTTGAATTTGCGGGTATTTAATTAACCCGTCAATCTCGAAATTGCCCGAAATTAAAACGGCCCCTCGTGGGGGCCGCTGTGGTCGATCAATCCTCGAGGTCTATGGCCCTTGGCGGATCCTGGCGCTCCGCCTGGTGCCCGCCCTCCGCCTGCTGCTCGGCCGGCGGGGAGGCCTGGTGCTCGATCACTCGCTGATCGCTATCCCTCTGCCGGGCGATGTCGAACTCCTCCTCAAGCCGCTGCTCGGCATAGGCCTGGGCGGCGCGCTCTTCGTTCGACGGCCGGCCGACTCGGTGGCGCATGGGCAGGCCCTTTCGAGCGCGCTCCATCATCTCCTCAGCCATCTTCAGGTTTACGCGGGTGCGAATCACGCTGCGGCTCTCGCCACGGGCGGCGCGTGCACCCTCAGGGCCGATGTTCGAACCGCCCTGGCGCTGGCCGGTGCGGCTGCGATCGAACACGGGGCCGGTCTCTTCCTCCTCCTCAACGGGCACGTCCTCATCAAGGCCGATGTCGTTGGCGAGGATCTGCACCTGCGTCCAGACTTTCGCCCGGCGCTGCGGTGGCATGTAGTTGAGGCGCATAACCATCTGGATCGCGATGGGATCGATGTCGAAGCGCTCGCCCATCATCTTGCGGGTCGCCATTGCTTTGGCTTCCTCGCGGGCTTTCCGAACCATCTCCCGCTCGAGGTTCGTACGGGCGAAGAGGTCATCCATCATCTTCTGACGGGTCGCACGGTCCGGCGGCAGGTTTGCCGCGACCATGTGAGCGACGGAAGCGTGGGCTATCGGGTGGTGCTCTGACACTGGACCCTGCGACGTGTGGTGGCCGTCGATGCGTTGCTCCGAATATATCTACTCCCAGCGGAATTAAAACTGGTCTGACGAAAAAATATGAAGCCGTATCTTGCTCTCATCTTGGGTGCCGCAGGTTAGGCCGAGATACCGCGCCAAGGAACGAAAAAAGAACACTCGGCCAAATCTCGCCGGATCTCGCTTTCTCGAAGGCAATCGAGGGATGATCTCGAAGCAACTCACACTTGGCGTGAACGAAAAATCGTCGGACCAAATTCGTTAGACGAAATTTCGTTGCCCGTTTCGCCTCACGGTCGATAGATCTTGGCTGTGAAGATCAGCGCTTATTGATCTCGAGCTATCGCGGAGATCCGCAGTCCAATCTTTTCTGCCTCGAAAAAATTCTGCCAGATTATGTCGGCAGAACTCTCGCGCGATTCCTCAACCTGAATCGTTCAAGAACAGAGTATGTTTCAGGATTGAACTGGAAGGGTTGGGAGAAACCCGAAAGATGCCCCCTTACCCCCAGGGAGAATCCCCGCGGGAGGGGGCATCTTCACCGTTGGCGCGCACGCCTCCGGCAGGGCCCTTTCGGGATCCCCGTCCTCTGTTCTCCGTTGCCCGCCGTAGGACTCTCGATGCCCGCGGGTTGCGTCGTTCAACGGTCAGCGCCGTGCCTGAGCACATCGCCACGATGACGCTACGGATCAATTTCGATTTTCAGAGGGAAACAGACGCCATTCCAGGGGCGTCCCCTGGAAACCCTCAGCGGCATCCGCTAAGGGTGGCTACGTCGGTTGTCCCGCCAGCAAGCGAAACCGATCATCGGCCCCGGGAGCGTTGGTAGCGCTCGCCGGGGCCTTTTCGTTTAGCGCCCAATTTCGGGGCGAGTCAATTTCCGGAAATTCGAGTTTCGCGAAATTTAATTTAATTGCGGGAAATCTCGATCGGTGGGAGTTTCATCACGTCCCCCGGGTTGCGTTCACACACAACCAACTGCCCAGCCGGCCGTGCCGGGGGATCGCCAGGATGGAAGCGCTGCCCCGCATATTCCATCCTGGCATCGTAATTCAAATTCCGCTGCTCATCTCTGGCGAGGGTCCAGCGGATAGAGGCTCCGGAGAGTCCGCCGAAAGGCCGTTGGGCTCCGGAGCCTCGCACAGATGCCCCACATCGGGGCTCAATCGGCGGAGGCCGACAACGCCGGTAACACCCGGTCTTGCGAGCACCTCGCGCCGTAGAGGCCAGAGACCGACAGCACGGCGGACCTAATCCACCCGTTTAGGCTCGGAACTCTGGCCTCACACAGATGCCCGTGAGGGCAATAACGGGCAGGGCCTTCGGGCGCCTGATCCCGGCCGGAAGGTGGAGGAGACCCTCTGCAATCCGGTGAGAGACCCGGATCGGCCTGCCTTCGGGGGGAACGCGGGGATCTCGGAGCCGGCGATGCTGGGGCAAGATGCTGCCAGCCTCTCGCCGGCTCCTCCTTTTTCAGACCCAAGGAGAGCACTATGCAAAAGAGCCTTGCCACGGATTCGGACGCCTTGGCCTTCGTCGCCGAGACCTACCAGGACAGCCTGCGCGAGCGCGCCAAGCACACACCTCCCGCCGTCTCCACCATCCTGCTCGTGATTGCCGAGCTCGTTGGGGCCGCAGGAGATACCGTCAAAGCGGTGGAGGCGCTCGAGGCCTCAAATTAAATTTGGCAGGCGTATTGGAACTGTAAAGAAACTCGTGTATTTCAATTTCATCGCGAGCGGCCCTGGACCCTGGGGCTGCACTTAGAAGGGCTCTCCGGGACACTCGGGGGGCCCTTCGCTATTTTCAGGCATTTTCCGGAATTTTGCGGGTTTACGGGGTAGTAAATCCCTGCCAAATTAATTTCCGAAATTCGAAATCCCGAAATTCCTGCTGGCACGAATGAGCTCGTCATTCACCCGACCGCCCCGCCGCTGTGCGCGCGTGGGCGTTGGAGCGCCGGCCGCAAATCGCGAGGCGCCTATGCCTGATCCCGCCGATCTCCTGACCTTCGCCCCGGTGTCCGAGGGCCTGCGTCAGGCCTTCCGCCACGATGCCGAAGAGATCCGCGCTGAGATCCTCGAGTACGAGGAGCATGTGGCCGATGCCAAGCGCCGGCTCGCGAACGTCCTCACCCTCCTGGCCGTCCTGGACGCGCCATCCACTCCGGAGACGATGCAGTGAACGAACAGGCCGACATTCCCCCGCAGCGCCGCACTCCGCCCAAGCCCGACACGATCGGCTGGAAGTTCTGGCAGGCTGCGCTGAAGGGTAAGAAACTCGAGGTGCCCTTAGCGATGGTGCCGATCGGCTATTACCGGACGCAGAACCGCTCCACCGGCGTCTGGTTTCCGGTCGCTATCTGGATCGCCTCCGACGGCTTCAAGCACTGCAAGACCGGCATGTCCGACCGGACGAAGGTGATCCTCGACTCTGCTGAGGCCGAGGAGGATTACGATTTCAAAGTGTTCTCGTACATCGGCCGACACCCGATCACATACGAGGATTACCAGGCCTGGATGGCGAACCGCGAGTGGCCTGAGCACCTGAACCTCAAGCCCATCCCTGTGGCCGCGGACAAGCCGAAGGATCCGCCGCCGGCGCGCCCGGGCGTCATCGGCGACAACAGCGGTGCCAGCGAGGAAGAGATCGAGGAGATGACCCTCGAGGCTCTCCGCGCGCAGATCGAAGCCGCCAAGCCCCAGGTCGAGAAGCTCGCCAAGGTCACATCTCAGGAAGAGGGTGACGCCGCGCAGGGCCTCCGCTCGCGCCTCACGTCGTTGGCGGGCGAAGCCAAGAAGGCGCACAAGGCCGAGAAGGAGCCGCACCTCGAGGCTGGCCGGGCAGTGGATGCCGCGTGGTTCCCGCTGATCGAGGACACCAAAGGGCTCGCAGACAAGCTCCGCAAGGCGATCGAAGATCACACCACGGCAGAGATCGCCCGGGTGCGCGCCTTGGAAGCTGCTGCGGCGGCCGAGAGGCGCGCGGCTGAGGAACGCGAGGCAGCGGCGGCCCGCGAGGCTGAGGCCGCCAGGAAAGCAGCGCAGCCCCCTACGGCCGGCAAGCCAGCAGCAGCGACCCCGCCGCCCGTCGCGCCGCCGCCTGCGCTCGCTCCGACGCCCGAACCTGTCCAGGTCTCGGCTCCTCCGACTTCGTTCAAGGGCGCACAGGGCCGGAAGAGCTCCGCCAAGATCGTGATGGTCCCGACAATCGTGGATCAAGATGCGGTCTATGAGCAACTGAAGAAGAACCCCGAAGTGATCGAGTTGCTCAACGCTCTCGTTGCCAAGATCTACCGTAATTATGGGCCCGGCATGCCTGATATGAAGGGCGTTACGTCCGTCGAACGCGCCTCCATTCGCTGAGGAACTACCATGAGCGACAATCAGCAGGTGGCCGTATTTGAAGGCCCACGTCTACCCTGGCACCCGGCGATCGCGGAGCGTTTCGACGGCCTGGGGATCGACAAGACGTCGTGGAACGTCCTGGTCGGGGCGGTTTACCCCGCGGCGAAGTCCATCGATTCCGTCGTTATGGCGCTTGCCTACTGCAAGACGCGCAAGCTCGATCCGTTCAAGCGTCCGGTGCACATCGTTCCCATGTGGGACTCTCAGCGCCGCATGGAGGTGGAGACTGTGTGGCCCGGGATCTCCGAGCTCCGGACCACTGCGTTCCGCACCGGGCAATACGCCGGCGCCGACGAGACGGAGGAAGGCCCGCGGATCACCCACGACTTTGGCAATGGGGTGACGCTCACCTTCCCCGAGTGGGCCAGGATGACGGTCTATCGGAACCTCGATGGCGTGAAGTGCAAGTTCGTCGGGCCGAAAGTCTATTGGCTCGAGACCTACGCCAAGAAGGGCCGCAGCACCGAGCCTAACGAGATGTGGAAGAAGCGCGGCAACGCGCAACTCGAGAAGTGCGCCGAGGCGGCCGCGCTGCGCAAGGCGTTCCCGGAGGAGATCGGCAACGACTATGCCGCTGAGGAGATGGAAGGCCAGGCCATGCTGGCGCCGATCGCCAGCGTGCCGATTTCTGAGCAGCCCGGCGCGCCTGCGATCGAGGCGCCGCCCGCTCCCCCTGCCGACGAAGAGAAGCCGGCACCGCGGGCGGCCGAGGGCCCGACTGCACCGCCGGTTGAGGATGCCGAATTCACGGAAGAGAAGCCGGTCAGCACCGTGAATTTCAATTCCGACCAGGAGGATGAGGATGCCCTCGATGATGAGCCCTTCGATCCGGAGGCCTGGCTCGATGAGGCGCGCGACCTGTTCGCAACCTGCAAGACCACGTCGGACGTCGACCAGGCGCACGAGACCTTCGAGGGCACCGTAGAGGGTGAGCTCTCGATGACGGAGCGCCAGCGGTACCAGGACATGCACGAGGCCGCCCTCGCTCGCGTGAAGCCGATCGCGCACAAGCCGCGGTTCTTCATCGATCCGGACCGCAAGGCCTACGTCCAGACCGATGACGGCACGGCACCCGCCGGCATGGTCGAGGTGCGGGAGCCCGAATACCTGGAGTTCAAGGCGCAGTCCGATGCGCGCGCGGATGCTGACGGCCCGGGTGCTCCACCTGCCGATGGTCCGCCGACGTCGTCACACGAGGAGTATCGCGCCTGGATCATCGCGGAGATGCAGGCCCCGGGAGTCGACTACGCGCGCCTCACCGAGTTGTGGGCCGGCACAAAGGAAATCCGTCGGGAGCTCGTTGAGAGCGGCAAGATGACTGTCGAGGATCGGAAGGCGCTCCAGAAGCAGATGGAGACGATTTGGAACGGCCTCAGCGTCGCCAAGGAGCGCAAGCCGGATCCGAAGCCTGAAGAGCCCACGGCTCCACCTGCTGACGGGGAAGGTGCCGGCGACGACGTGGCGGCGCGGGCGAAGGCCTTCACCGAGCGCCTCGCCGCGGAGCTCGGGGCCGCGGAGACCGTGCCCGTGGTCAACGACATCGGCACCGCGACATTCCCCGAGCGCACCGAGCTTCTGAAGGCCGGCGCGGATCCGGTTCTCGACGGCCTCTGGCGCTCCATGGTGGTGAAGCGCCGGAATACCCTCAACGGAATTTAATTTCGAAATTCGGATTTCGGAGAATGCAAAATGGCGATGACTGAGGCTGAGGCCAAAACCAAGTGGTGCCCTAACGCCCGGGCTGCGGTGTACGCAGGAGCGGCGGCCGCCACGGTGAACCGTTACCCCGACCCAAGAACCATCGAGGATCTCTGCCGGTGCATCGGCTCGCGGTGCATGTTCTGGCGGTGGGATTCCGGGAGCTCCGCCCGCGCCCGTGCTGCTGCTGTTGCGCAGCGCCCTACGGAGAAGGCCGCGGCCATGTCGGCCGACGCTACTCCGACCGAGGGCTACTGCGGGCAGGCGGGCCCGGCCTGATGCCCGTTCGCCACCAGATCCGGCGGGCCAAGGGCTTCCGGTACCCGGCCGGCGCGAAGAAGGTCGACCGGTCCACCGGCTTCGGCAATCCGTTCGTGGTCGGGGTGCACGGGACGCGCGCCGATTGTGTGCGCTGGCACGGGCGCCTGGTGCTGGACGGCTTCGTGACGGCCACCTCCCGCGAGCACATGGAGGAGCAACGCGCGCACCTCCTCTACGTCCAAGCGAACATCTCCAAGCTCATCGGCAAAGACGTGGCCTGTTTTTGCCCGGCGGATGCCGCCTGTCACGGCGACAACCTTCTGATCCTGGCCGCCCGATACTCCTGCGAGGAAGTAAAGCTATGAAACTCACTACGATTGATTTCGCCACGATGGATCGGATGGCGGCGCTGATGAGACCGGAGCACTACGTCGGGTTCCTGACGGGGTGCGCCTTCCTCTCGCTCATCCAGCACCCGGAGCCTGACATCGACTCGATCAAAGCCCTCTTGGGCTCGCGAGACGATTTCGTGCGACGCCAGCGCGACGCGGGCGAGCCCACGGGCAACCCCGTGGCGCCCGTCTACTGGACCGACGAGATCAGCGGCTACGACGACAGGGAAGAGCTCATCGCGTGCATGGATGGCAACACCGTGTTCGCCCTGCATTCGAGCGTCGAGCCGCACATGCAATGGGTGGCCCGGATGCCTATCGGCGAGGGCGAATTCGAGGTCGAAACCTTCAAGACCAAGGCCGCCGGCGAAGAGGCGATCAAGGGTCTCCAGGAGGAGAACAAGCGCCAGCGCGAAATCATGCTCGCTGAGGTGCGGCACCTCTACAGCATGGGCGACATCGAGGGCGCCGAGAACCGCATGGGGATGTGGGATGTGGAGATTCAGGGGCCGATCGAGGACAACCCCATGGTGATGTTGGTCGACGGGGAGCGCATGCCCATCGGCCCCGTGGCTCCTCTGGTGCCTCGCGTGGCCGAGCACCATCCGGCCTGACCCATGGCTCCCAAGCGCGACGACGGCCCGGGCCTGATCCTCCGGGTCGACTTCGGAAGGATCGTCCCGGCCACCGCGCTCGATGAGCTCACATTCTTCGACCTGGCCCGCGGTACCGAGCTCTCAGCCAAGCCGGTCAAAAAGCCCCGCAGCAAAGCTCGGGCGGCCTGGTGGTCGATCATGGGCGCCGTGGTGAAGCATCACGATCGCTGGCCTAATCCCCGGGCGCTTTCGAACGCCATGCTCCTGAAAATGAATTGCGTGGAGCGAGAGGGCTTGATCGGCGACGGGGAATTTCGGGATCCGATGAGCCTGACCGATTTCTCCGAAGAGCAACTCTGGAAGCTCGTGGAGTGGGCCAAGCTCATCATCGTCACCGAGATCTTTCCTGGCGTCGAGCTCCGCCAGATCACCGGGAGGATCGAGGATTGAAGGCCGAGAAGCGCAGGGAGCCGCCGCTCCATGTGAAGCTCGAGGCGGCCCTCCGCCAGCTTGTCGAAGCCTGGAAGGCGCTCGGCAGGGTGCCGGTGGATGAGACCCCCAAGCTGGAGTTCGACCACCACCCGGCGCTCGGCCTCCGCGACGTCTGCCAGGAGACCGGCCAGCACATCCCGCACCAGCACAGCGCGGAGCACCTGCGCTGGATGCCCAAGGAGGACCACGACCGCAAGACGCGCGGTACCGGCGCCACCACGAACGGCACGGACATTGGCGAAATGCGGAAAACCCGGCAACTCGTGAAGAAGCGAAAAGCCCGGGAAACCACTCCGGAGGAACAGCCCCCGGAGCCACGGACCAAGCCAAAGGCCAAGATCGCGGGCCGCGGCTTCGACAGACCCAAGAAAATCCAGGCCCGGGCGACCGGGTATCGCCGGAAAGGAGTTTGACCATGCTCGACGGACGCACCGCATACGCCGCCCGCTTTAAGGGCGAATCCCCCCGAAACTTCACCCCCTTCGATGAGATCTCCGCCCGCGGTCGCGAGATCTGGCAGGGCGTCGAGGAGGCCGTGCGCCTCGAGGTCATCAAGCCGATCCCGGGATGGCGCGAGGCCGGCGCCGAGGATCCTCACGGTACCCGGTACCAGTGCAAGCGCGAGCAGATTGCTGGCGGGCACCTCACGGACGATCAGGCCGCATTCGCCGTCGCCAGCACGGATAGGCGGGATCCAAATCTTGAGGGTGTGCTCGCCGTTGCGCGAGACCGGATCCGTTGGCTGTCCAGACGCAACCACTACCTCGAGGGGCAATTGCGAGAGGTGCGCTGTGAGGCTGGGGCGGTGCTCATGGAACGCGATACCCTGAGGCTTGAGGTCAGCGCCGCGAAATCCTCCCTCGAGGCCACCGTACGCGACGCCAGCGGCATGCGCGAGGAGCTCGCCCTCCGCGCATCCAAGATCACGGCCCTCGAGGCGGATCGCGACGCGCTCGAGCACCGCCGGCGGTGGAACGTCATGGAAGGCCAGGACGGCTCTGTGCTCATCTGCCAGAACCTCCACGCCAAGCACGAGCCGTGCGATTACGTCGAATACGTCTCCCTCGATAGCTTGAAGACGCGCCCCGCACTCCCATCGTTCGGCCTGCCACCCGGATCTCTTCAGGCCTACAGCGACGGCTACAAGGCGGCATACCAGCCGGGCCGGCACCTGGACGCGCATATTGCTGGCCTGCGGGCGGTGCTCGAGCACGATCCGGACTTCGCTGAGGTGGAAGAGGAGCCGACGCCCTACACCGTGCTCGCCACCATCTACGACGGTACGAAAATCCTGGCGCCGGCCACGGTGTCCGACCGGTACAGCCCCGAGGTGATTCAGGCCGCGATCAAGGATGTTGTGTCTCGCGCCAGGGGCCCTCGCACCGGCGACATGGCCGACGTGGTCGACGCCATCAACGGGGAGGCCGCGCGATGACAGTCTCCGATCTCATTCGCGAATTGCAGGCAGCACCACCCAACGCCCTCGTGTTCTACCGCGGCAGCTTGGACGTCTTGCAACCTCTCGAGTTCGCCGGCCTGATCTCTGCCGAGCGTGCCCACTATGAGGACCAGGATGATCGACCCGCCGAGTCACGATCGTGGTTCGATGCCGGCACGCTGACGGACCGCATTCGGAAGATCGAGCGCGTCGAGACCGTGCAGGCCTTCACGCTCAAGCGGGAGGCTGCGCGATGAAGCGCCGCCCACCTGCGCCGGCCGAACAGCCGACGGCCTTCGACAGGATCGGCTGGCAAATCTGCCAGCACGAGAACAAGACGAAGTGCCTGTGCCAGCAGAAGCGCTCGAGGTGCTGCGTCGCTCTTGAGGGCGTCGTGACGAGCATTCTCGTAATCATCAGGGATGAGGGCCGCCCATGAACACGCAATTCCTCCTCCTGGCGCAGTACGGCGGCGCCGCGGTGATCCCGATCGATCGCGTGTGCAAGGATTACTTCTCGCACCTCAGCCCCGAGAACCTGGTGCGGAAGGTCTCCGCCGGCGACCTGGATCTCCCGTTAGTCCGGATGGACGACGGCCACAAATGCGCGAAGGGCGTGGCCCTCACGGATCTCGCCGCGTACCTGGATCGCCGAATCGCGGCGGCCCGGAAGGAGTGCGAGCAACTCCGCAGCTAGGGGAGGGCGGGCGCCGTGACTACCTCGAGCCACGGCCAGCCCGCCCAGCGATCCCCGGTCTGCCGAACGTGGGTGTAGCGCTGAAGGCTACCCCAACTCCGATGCCCTGATACCGAGGCGGCGAGCGGCACGGTCCGCCCCATCTCGAAGAGCCGCGTAACGCCCTCGTGGCGCATGTCGTGGAAGTGAAGATCCTCGATCCCCAGGAAGGCGCAGGCGCGCGTGAACGCCGCCGAGATCGCATCCGTGCTGTAGGGGAAGATCCGCGCATCGGATCGGGGCAGGGCGGCGATGATCGCGAGCGCCTCGAGCGGGAGCTCGCACCACACGTCGTTGCCGACTTTCTGCCCCGGGTTCTTCATGTCGCGCACCAGGACGCGCGAGTGCGCCTCATCCAGGTCCGACCATGTGATGCGGATGATCTCCTCCTGCCGGCGCGTCGAGAAGAGCGCGAACGCCACGATCCGCTGCATCGGGATCGAGGCCGGCCGGCGGTGCTGCACGCCGCCGAAGTGCTGCATCAGGAGATCCATCTCCGCCATCGTCGGCCGGCGCTCGCGTTGCCGGGACTTCGACGTGATGCCCAGCCTCTTGAGCACCACCTGCGCATCCTTCATCGCATTGGTGTCGAGCTTGTAGCCCCAGGCCGGCCGGGCGAGCGCCACGATGGATGAGAGGTGCGCGAGATAGTTGCCGACTGTCTGCGGCTGGCGGCCTTCGGAGAGCTCCTGCGCGAATGCCACGATCTCAGCGCTACCGATCTGCGAGCACGGCCGCTCCGCGATCTCAAACGCCTTGATGCTGCGGAGCACCTGCGCCTTGGTCCGACCTATCTCCCTGGCGGACTCGCGGATGTAGCGGTCGATCGCGTCGCCGAGCGTCGGATCGTTCGCCCGTTGTCGCTCCAGCGCGCCGGGCGCCGTGAGGTCCTTCTCGCGCTTCTTGATCCAGGCCGCGGCAGCGGGGCGCCGATCGAACGTCTTGGTCTCCCGGTGCGCTACCCCATCCCTTTGGACCGAGATCTGAGCGTGGTATCCGGTTGTCCCGTCCCGGCGCTTGCGCTCGAGGATCGTGCCCATGATTCTCCCGCCCGGCAGCTACAGCACGGCGGCGAGAGCTACAGCACCGGGCTACAGCACGCAACGGATTACCCCCAAACCCGCCCAATCTCGCGGGAACCTACAGCATGGAGACGGCCGCAAGTGTCGAGCAAGGCTGAAAGATCCAGCAATTTCAGTGAGTGGCGCTTTAGCATTGCACCGATGATGGATGGGACGGACAGAAGCGATTTTGTAGGCGGAAATGGGTGTGCTGTAGCGGCGTGCTGTAGCTGATGCTGTAACGAGAAAGGCCCCCGCCAGCGGATGCCAGCGGGGGCCTGAGGCCGATCGGAATGTGCAGGGATCTACAGGACGGCGTGCACTGCCCTGAGGATGAGGCTCCAGATCCAGATGGCGGTGTCCTCGAGCGCCGGCCGGAACATCTCCAGCGTGGGCCCGATGTCCGGACGGCTCCACAGCACCAGGCAGGTGCTCGCCACCGCGGATCCGATGCTGACGCCGAGACCGATCCTGTTCCGCCGCGGCACCTTCCCGTCCACGCCACCCGGCGCCATGATGTGCAGCCACCCGGAGATGCTGCTCATCAGGATCCACAGGCTGTTCACGTCTGCGTTGGCGAACCACAGCGGACCGCCGGCGAGCCGGTAGATCACCGAGAACATCGCTTGGCAGAACGTAGCGCACCAGCCGATCGTGATTCCCACAATCAGGTAATCCCCCACCTCCGGGGAATTCGATTTCCATGCGGAGCGAGCGTCCGGCCAATAGACGGCCACGACGGATGCCGCGGTCGATGCCTGGAAGATCCGGGTTGCGATGATGAGATCTCCCTCAGGCACGACGACGCCGAGGATCAGGATGGCGCACACCAGGATGCACGCCGAGAAGACAACCCTCGAGCGGATCGTTTCGGGGCGGTTGTCGGAATACAGGATCATTGCTCTACTTCCCCGAACTCGCCTCTGTCGTGCCTCAGCCGCTTCACGGCCGAGTTGGTCACAACCCGCATGTCGCCCACCCGGGCCTTGGCCGATGCGGCTTCCGTGGATGCCGCCTTCTTCGTGATCTCGTGGAGTTGCTCGGCGCGATCGAGGCGATCCTCGATCTCCTTGTTGGGCTCACAGGCGGCGTGCGGGCAGATGAGCCGGCAGATGCTCGTCTTGATGCTCGTGAGGTTCATGGCCGAGCCCCCGTGTTGCGATCGACTGCCCCACGGAGCTCGCCGATCTTGTCGAGGATGGTGCCGTCTTTCGCTGCACCGGTGAGGGCCGCCTCTGTCACCGTCTTCAGGATCGCGCCCTGGCCGTCGCGCAACTCCTTGATCGCTTCCGTCTGCTCTTGGTTGACCGACGACTGCCGCTCGAGAGCGACGGCCATTCTCTCCTGGATCTTATCCTTGTCCTCGAGGCGGGCATTCATCGCCTCGCGCCACCACTTCACCAGGACGCCGATTACGAAGAGGGCCAGGCCGAGGGCCCCGACCATGCCGTAATCCCTGAGAAGCTGTGCGATCTCGACGGCTGGCATGGGCGGGCCCTCCCCAGGCATCGGTTACGCGGCCTTGCGCAGCGGTACGACGTTGCCGGCACCGGTCAGCAGGTGCGCCACGCTGGCCGCGTTCGCCGTGGCCTGCTCATCCTTGGCGGCGCTCGAGCGCGTGGTGCCGAGGTAGTACGCCAGGGCGGTACCGAAGGCCGTCGACAGGGTGCCGTAGGCGATCATCAGGAGTTGGAACATCCGCTCCGGGATCTCCATGCCGATGAAGAACAGCGAGGCGGTGAACCCGAAGTACGCGCCCATGGTGCCGAGGACGACGAACGCCGGCATGTTGGCGGTCCAGTGCCGGGCCTGCACCAGGCCGAGGCCCATGGCGCGGGCGTTCGCCACATCGGCGAGCTCGACGCGCAGGGTCTCCACGTCGGCGTTGAGCCGGGCCGCGAACGTGGCCGCGAGATCCGGGTTCGCATCCAGCTTCGCCTGAGCCTGCACAGGATCGGCGGTGCCGAGCACGTCCTTCGCGGTGGCGACGACTTTTTCAGCGACCTTGCCCACCTGGTCGCCGGCCAGGAGGCCGATGAGCGCAGGCGCGTGCTGGACGGCAAGGCTGAGGATGGGAAGGAGGATGGGCAACATGGCTACGACACTCCGAAGATGCGGCGGCGGATGGCCTCCGCGAGGGTCTTGGGCGGCTCCGCCTTGGGCGGGGTCAGCGGCTTGTCGGCCGGCACGACAACCGGCTTTGGCGCAGGCAAGGTTTCGGGTTTCGACACCGGCACCTCGCCATTTGATTTAATTTCAGGCATTTTTGGATTTTCCGAAATCGGATTTACAATTACGGGCGGGACGGGGATTTTGGAAACCACCGCGCCCGGCTTGTACCCCGCCTTCTCGAGAGCCGTTTTGAAGCCCTTCCAGTGGAGCGCGAACTCGGCGGCCTTGTTGTTGCCGTTGATGATGGCCCGGGCCCCGACGGCGTCCGCCCTGCCGGCGCGGAAGAAGTCGGACAGCTTCTTGCCGGTGAACCAACCCTCTTCCATGCCGATGAACATGACGGCGGCCGCCAGGATCGGCACGAGATAGAGCTCCGGGTTGGTGACGAAGCTCTGATCCTTCGTGAGGTAGCCGAGCTCGCGCAGGCGCTTGGTGGCGCGGATGGCGTTCTCCTCGCCCGTGCTCTGCACAAGGCCGGCGCCGCGGTAGATCCAGCCATCCTCCGACGGGGCGGGCGCGTTGCCCATGCGGCCGCCGTAGACCTTGATCGCCAGGGCCTTCGGGTTACGGACGAAGGGCGCCGCTGCGGCCTCGCTGGCGAACCTTGTGGGCCACGTCCTGCGGATGTTGGCGGCAGTGGTGTAATTCAGGTTCTCCAGCGCCGGGAGCATGGTCCAGCCGGTCTCGATGGGAGTCGTGGCGAAGCAGTACGCCAGAGAGTCGAGATCGATGTCAGGCGGTGCGGCATCGAGCATCGCTTGCATACCTGTAACCTGCCCGGTTGTGAGATGACCCGGGAAGGGGTTCAGTCGGACAGAGGAGAAGAACGCCGCGGTATTCAGCGCAGCAGTCATAGGTAGTCTCCAGAATGAGGAAGTTTCAGCGGTGCCGCGCCGGCCGGGCGCAGACAAGCGACGGGATCAGCTCAATCGTCACGGCCACGTAGATTGCGTAGGGCATTAGGCGGCCCTTGACGTAACTTCGACATCGAAGGCGGCGTCTAGAGGGTTGTTTCCAAGATCCAGCATGAGGACGGTGAAACCGTTTGCCGTCTTGCTTTCGACCTCAACCTTGCAACCTACGCCAACTACCTTGGCAGTGTAGTTCGCATCCGGGTGCGGAGAAAAAAATATTACATTGCATCGACCGACGGAAGCGCGAACAACTGAGAGGTTTCGACCACCGCTCGCACTCGCAGTCGTAGCGTTCTGAAAGGCTGTCCCTTCACTGAACGGGCCGCTGAACCGGCGAAAGACGCTCGAGGACCCGGGCGCAACGACACCTGTGACCGCTACGCCCTGCCACTTGTTGCGCAGGCCCTCGTTTGCCGTCGCTCCTGCCCGTTCGTACAGACCGTTTTGAGCGAAAGTATCGCTCGTCTGAATGATGGTGTTGTCGTTGAACTGGGTCGAGTTCGTGCCGCCATCGATGTCGATGATGACCCCGCCTGCCCCGGACTGGCCAACGTCCCGAATCTTGTTGTGAGTGAAGGTCGAGTTCCTCACGTTTGAAAAATAGGCAGCAGGTTTGCTGTAGTTCCCGATCACGTTATGGCTGATGTGAAGGTCGTCGCAGTCAAAGGCCAGGATTGCGCTTTCGCTTGCAGCCGATCCGCGGATGCCATTGCAGATGTTGTGATGAACCAGCGCCGTATCGATTCCGGTCAGATGTGCCAGCACACCGGTATTGACCGCGCCACCCGCGGCCGGAATGGTGTGGCAGCCGGTGACGGTCAGCGCATAGATGTTCCGTGCCGTGGCCGACTTGATCGCTCGGACACCGTACAGCATGCCGGAGAACTCTGCATTGGCAACGGTCACGTGCCTGATCTCGTCTGCGCCAGGCCCGCCAACCGAGATGTCGACGCCGATAGAGCCGACTTGGCCCTCGCCGTTGTAAGTGCCGCCGTCGATCAGAAGGTTGCCACCGAGGGCTCCGACCCAAACGCATTTGCCGTTCGCGGTTGGAAAGTAATCGTTCCAGGCGATGATGCTGTCGCCGCCGCCGCCCTGGAAGCGGATTCCACAGTAGCCCCGAAGGATGTTGCGCGTGATGCGCGCGACGCCGTAGCCCGTCCAGTTGATGCAGCTTGCCGTGAACCCATCCAGGCAGTTCCGGTCGATGGCCATGTGCATGGTGTAGTCGGACGTGATGCCGAACTGCGCCATTTGATTGCCGCGTAGCTCGAAGCCTTCAACCTTCGACTTGAAGGGACCAATATTCCCGAAATCCGAATTGAATTGAACGGTCAGCAGGCTCTTCATCGCCTTACCAGCAACGATGACGCCTCCGCCGGTCGATACCAGATCCATCCGCGAGTTAGGCGAGAAGTGAATGTCGACCCCAGTTGCAGCGGGCGGAAGTTGGCGATTGATCCGGGCGAAGAGCTGCGAGTCGGTTCGGAACTGAAGGTGGCCCGGCACATTAATCCGGCCGCCGGTGATGCCGATGAAGTCGAGCGCGGCCTGCAGGGCAACGTAATCGTTCGGCAGCAGTGAGACGGGGATGTCCTTGGCGCCGCCGACGGCACCGAGGGCCCGCACGTCGATATCGTCCCCGGAGATCTCCCACCAGGAGCCATCCGCGATCTGGCACTGCCAAGGCTTGGGTGCGGGCGGGGCAGCGATACGGATGCGCAGATGCGCACCACCGCCGCCCGGAGTGAAGTAGCCTCCGATCTGGATCACACGCTGGAGTGCCGGCAGCGTGGATGCCAGGAACGCGGCCATCGTGCCGGGCGCGTTGATTCCATCGAGATCGGCCTTGTCACCAAGGACGCTGGGAAGGCCTGGCACGTCAGCTACACCGCCGACACCAAGTGCTGAGGATGGCTGAGCCGGCCACTCACCGTCTTCCTTAGGTCCGTAGATAACGTTTGACTGCCCGTTCGCCGAACGATCAACGATCCAATAATCTCCATCCTCGCCGTCCGACGGCTGCGGCGGCAGCGCGCCAGTCAGGATGCCAGTGCCCCGCCTACCCGCCTGTCCAGCGACAGCCACAGGCGTAACAATTGGTTGCCGGCCGGCCCCAAACGTTACGCCTGCCCGATCCGCAACGAAGTCACGAATGGCGGCCGGGTCGTCGTAGCGGAGACGTACCGGTACCAAGAGGCGTCGAGCGCCGTCCACCACCTCAAGGATATCGGCGGTCAGTTCACCGCGTGGGAAATTGGCTTGCGCGAAGGCACGCGACACCTGATGCACGAAGGTGTTCTTGACGGTCTGATCACCGCTACCGTCGGTCGGCGCCACCAACGACAATCCATCCTGGAACGTCAGCACCTTGATCGGAGCAACCGGCTCGCCCACCCCGGTCTTTGAGGTGGACGGCGCGATCCAGGCTTCGAAGACGCGCCCCTCGACCGACAGTGGATTGCCGTTCGCATCGAAGAACGGAATTTCCCAATAAGGGTCAGTTTGCGTCGAGATCAGGAATTGTGGCAGGGCGGCCATGTTGGGCTCTTTCGTATGAGGCAGCCGAACGGACGCGACGGGCCGTAAGAAGCGGCCCGGCGCGTTGGCACGGCGATGAGTGAATGGGAAGTTCAGGAGCCGCGTGGGGCGGCAGGCTTGCTCAATCGAGAGACGCCGAGGCTCGATCAGGTTGAGCGAGCGCGGCGGCCTGCGGGATTAAACCGTTCAGGCGCTCAATCTCGGCCAGTGCTTCTAGTAGGGTTTTGCGCGCGAGTGCATTGGCGCCGGCTAGGTGAGCGCAGCGAGAGAAAGCTTCGTTGCGCTGGCGCTCTAACTCCTCGATGCGGCCGTTCATGTCTGCGATGGTAATACCATCCGCTTGGGGAGACGCTTGTTCACGGCTCATGACGAGGGCCGCTCCCCGAGGCTGGATGTTTGCATCTGCAACGTCATGGTGGAGCCGTTCGCGTGCAGAAGGCGCACATGCGTGAACGGTGCTGGAGCAGGATCCGAGAAGAGCACCACTGCGATGTCACCGACACCGATGTCAGGGGGCAACCCAGCACGGTTCATGATCGACACCACAGAGCCGGGCTGGAACGCCGATCGCTTCATGAGATCAGCGTAGCCCTCCTCCAAAAATACGGCGATCTCTTCCACCGACTGAAGGTTCTTTTCCGAAGTGACTTTTACAGTAATCATCGCTCTTCCAATTCTTAAGCGCGCGGGGTGAATGCGGCCATGTGTATCTCGTTGATGGTTACACCTGAGCCTGCAATTCCGTTGTAGTTGTATTGAAAGCGTATCTGATGGTTGCCGGGACCAAGGAATACAACAGCGGTAGCGCTGAAGCTGAATGATTGGCCACCATTTGATTGGGTGGTGGCCGACAAACCGAGAACACCGCTCGTGTCTCCATAGACGATAATCGGAGCGACACGCTTTCCATCGACCAAAAGGTTCATTGAGCCGAGTGTAGTCGAAGCGTTCAGACTGAACTTCCCGTTGAGCGTGATGACGGTTGGAAATGAATCATTCTCGCAAAAGGCTATCGCCGACATATTGGGGTCGATAGCCTGAAAGACTTGGCCGGCGCCGGCAATCAATGTGTAGTTCGCCGCGTCAAATCTCGCTGGCGTATTGGCGACGCCGACAGGGACATTTGCAGCGGTTAGAACCACATTGGGAACGCGGAGGGTAAATCCATCGAACGAGAGAAGAGGAACACTGGAACCGTTGCTTGTGATGTAGAAGGCGTTGGCATCAACGACGAACCGCGATGATCCGTCGTTCAACAGATCGAGATAGTATCCGGCTCCGTAAGTTTGGCCGCCGTACTGCGTCGCCAGAAGTGCCTGAATACGTGCAGTCACCCCACTAGGCGCCGACGCTGCCTGTAGGCTGAAACGGCCTGCCGCCGTTCCGGCATCGGTCCGCGCGAGAACGTCCGTGAATTGACTTGCCGTCGCACTATCACCAGCGACGCGCGCCTCAGACTCTTGCTGTATTGTTGCTTCGTTGGCACCAATTCGTGCCGTGGCGATCTCGATGCGGCTGCTCAGGGCTTCATCGCGGCTGATACTTGCGCTCTCAATCGCCGCCGTTGCGGCACGATCAACGCCCATCTGAGCGACCACACCTGTGACCCGCTCGGCGACAAGCCTATCTCCCTCTTGTCGGGTGCTCTGCTCATCAATAATGGCAGCGGCGTTGATTTGCCCCTGTAGGGTCGCCTCAATGGCTTTGTCTAGCGCTTGAATACCCTTCGCGATTCGGGCTTTAACATCATCAACGAAATCATCGTAATCGATCGGCGGGAGAGATACTCCAAGGGCTGATTGTGGCAATGGGAGCTCAGTATAGAAATAAAGCCCCGGCAGTCCGGTTGATCCATATGGACGAGCACGAAGAACGATTGTAATCGGGTCGACAGGGTTTAGTACAAATGAGCCGGTTGCGGCGCTCGCGTTCTCCTGCACATCCTCGAAATGGTTTCCGTTATCGTAGGAAACCTGGACGTCGAAGCTCACGCATCCACGGCCGGCCGTGATTGCATATTGGCAGATGTACCCGGCGGCGACCTGAACGCGGGTCGCTGTGAAGGCCAGGATCTTCGGCACCAGCGGATCGGATAGGCCAGCCGCGCCGTCTGGCGGTATCACAATCGGTGCCCCGATCTGCTGAAATACCTCTGGGGCGTCGTACACCACGGAGACGGTGGCGCGGTCCTCATCCGTCATGGAGACCGACTTTACGAGATAGTTCTCGCTGAGGTAGGACACCTGCCCGACGCTGACGGATGTCATTTCCGTGTCGCCGTCCGACAGCACCTCTGAGAAGCTCAGGCCGGTCTGCATCTCCATGCGATCAACGTCGGCCGCAGAGAGAACGATCTCTTCGGCGACAGACCCCATACCCACGATGCCCACCGGGCCCCATTCGCGCCCGGTTCGATCGCGGAATACAATCTGATCGTTGGCAGCGAGCGGCACGGCCCAATCGAGCATCACACGATAGCCGTAGGCGTCGACCACCTGGGCGGCCTTCGTCTCCTCGAGGAACCACGTCGGCACTGAGATAGAGTCGCCTCGCTTGTAGATTCGGCCCTCAAGCTCGACGCCGAAATCCTTCGATAAGTTGCGGAAAGCGCCCACAGCCGCGCGCCAGCGGGTGAGGTGTTGAGCGTGATCGTAATTGCTCACACCGGTCCAGCGTTGGCGCACAGGAGTTCGCGAGGCTTCGCCGTAGATTGCCTGGGTTTGATTCGGCGTCCTATAATCACCATCCTGATTGAATTCGCCGATGACGTGGTGCTTCCCGGATTCGGTATCCAGGTCGTAGCTCTCCTTCGTTGAGCTCGCACTGATCTGGTGCGGGTGGATTATATGGCGGCGCACGGCGCGTGGCTCATCGCGAACGAAGCTCCAGTACCTCCCCAGGTAAACCGGCTCTGCCCGGAACGGCAGGAGCACCGTGGCCCCGGCCTCGTAGACAGAAACGGGGCCGCGGATCACGTCATCGAAGGTGTCGAATTCCGTGATCGCGTTGGCATAGAAGGCTGCAAGATCGCGTGCGCCGAGCATGCTCTCCTCCGACATGCCGGCGCCGTAATCGGCGTTGCGGAGCACGTCGCAGAAGGCCCACACCGCTTTGCGCGTCTCGACGTCGACCCACTGCGAACCGGTCCAGGTCGGGATGATCGCCGCCACGTCGAGCTCGATCTCGCCGAAAGCCGCGGCCTGATTGCCCTTGCCGGCGTACAGGGCCATGGCGCACTCGGTGATCCCGGGCCGAACTGCCACGTCCGCCACGTAGCCGACGGCGGAGTCCCACTGCGCCGCGTCAACGATCCGATCCCCGGGACCGGAGGCGTCGGAGGTGTCGGGCTGGACGTTAAAGCCCTGCACTGCGTAGCGCCCGGGTGGCACATCGATCGACTTGGTGTAGCGCATCGGTTTTGTACCGAATCGCGCGCCCTCCGCACCGGAGTTGCCGTTGTAGAGCACCAGCCATGGACCGATGATCGCTCCGCTCTCATTGATCGGCGCATACTGAAACAGCACCGCCCATGCCGCCGGCTGATTGGAAAGCACGGTTCCAGATTTCAACGTGGTCTGCCGGGAGATGCCGTTCGGGAACTGGAACGAGATCTCGATCTTGGAGATCAGCGCACCTCGCTGATTGATCGGGAATGGACCAGCAATCGACGGGTTCTCGGTTCTACGCGGGAGCGTGCCTCCCACACCCGTCGCCGAGATCACGTTGCTGGGCACCAGGGATGACGGGGTGCCATAGAGGAATTCGACACGGTTGCGGCCATCGTTAAAAGGCGGGACCCAGCCGCCCTCTAGCGTCCACATCACCTGCTTACCGGCGCGGATTTGGTAGACCCGCGCCTGGCCGACGGACAGGGTCATGCGCTTGTAGAGCGCCTGCTCATCGCCATCGTATTTTGAGAAATCCGGCTGAGAAAGATCCGGCTTGATCCAGACGCGTCCGTACACGCGCGGGATGGTCTCGCCTGGCTTCGGGAGATTACCTCCCCCCGAAATGCCATAGAGCTCGCGAGTGTCCGTGGCGTTCTTCGTGGCACGGCTCTTCGATGAGAAGGCGAGTAGCGCCGTACCACCGATGACGAACGCCCCTTGCGCGATGAAGGTGGCGACGCCAGTACCAACGCCGAGGACGCCTGACAGCGTGGGGGCGAGGAGCCCTGCAAGTGGTCCAGCGAAGGCGGCAAGGGCCAGGCCCGCGATCCCGGCAACCACAGCGAGCGGGCTTTTGCTTCGGGATCCGCCGCCAGCCGCACCGCCGCCACCAAGAGGGAGGTACACGATGACGACGGAGCAATCCTTCGGCAGGTACCGGCGCGGCCATGGCTTGACCTTACCTTGCACCAGGATCTTGCCGGCTTCATCGCGGACAGGCTCTACCTTCCAGCCAGGGACCACCCACAGTTCGTCAAGCGGGGTATCGATGTCCTGGCGACGGCGGATTGCCACCATGAAGGGTCGCGAGCGGTCGACGTGACGCGAGATCACTTGCGGCAGACGTAGACCTGTTTGGTCAAGTGTGATCGGGGCGGCAATCTCTTGCCCCCCTGCGTTGACCTGAACGACGTTTGGCATTTGTTATCCGAGCACGAAATAATCACAGGTCCAGCCGCGAAGCTGGATGGTGAGCGCATCCTCGAAGACGACGCCGTGCGGATCATCCACGTGAAGGATGCCGCCGCAGTCCAGGTCGAAGTAGATGCCAGCGTGGATGGCGCGGCCGTGCGCGCCGCCCTTGTTCATCAACACCACCGCGCCATCCTCCGGGATGTTCACACGGGCCCAGCGCTCTCGCTCGGGGTGCTCATCAAACATACGCACCAGGGCACGCGCCTCGAGCTTCCCGGAAATCAGCACCTCAGGGAGCTCGCGGCTATAAATCTCTCGCTGACCGCGGCGCACAAGATCCCAGCAGTGATCCGTCACGGACCACTTGCCACCGTAGACGGATTTAATGAATTCGGCGGGGTTCATCACGAATTCCAAAGGCCAGGATAGGTATCGATGTCGTATGTCCGAAGTGGAAAGGCTTGCGTTGAGATCTCCGCGAAAGACAGATCTCCCTGGCAGAGCGTGGCCGTGATCGAGACTTCCTTGAGGAGGTACCCAGTTATGATGTCGATCGGTTTGGAGAAATCGTCCTCGTAATATGCTCGGTATTCCACCCGGATCGGATTGCGAGCCGACTTCACGTATGGGCGGATCTTGCCCGACACGTTTGAGATTTCGGCCTTGGCGGTGGTGGGGCCCTTATTATCGAACCCGTGGAGCGTCACCTTGTAGCCGCAGGCGATGGCTGTGACGGCCTGCCCGGTTTCGAGGTGGATGACGGTGTCCTCTTCAGGGCCGCGGATCAGGTAGACCGCCTCGCTGAAAGACTCCTCATCGAGCATGATGACGGTGAGGATTGGCTTTGACGCAGGCGCTGCGGCGTACGCCATATCCCGTGCCTGTTCTCTAGAAGTAGCCATTCTACCAATTCAGCACTTTTAGAGTAAAGGATATAGCTAGTTGCGCACCAAACGGTTCTATCTTATAGACGCCGTTTTCGATGTAGACGAGCTTGAACGGCCATGGCTCTGGAGCGTAGAAGCGGCCTACCGGCATACGGAACCTTGCCGATCCCTGCGCCAATTCATTGAGAATAAAATTGTCGATCACCGTCATCTCATCTTCGGTGAGGGAAATTTTGTAGGATAGCTTGGTCCAGATGCTCGAGGCTGCGGCACGCTGGCGCCCAGGGCCCTGCTCGGTGTCGTGCGAAAGGTTCGGCTTATACCGCTCCTGCATGTCGAAGCCGTCTCGCAGCGGCACGTACGGCACACTCGAAGGCCATGTCTTAATTTCAGGCATCAGGCCCCCCTCAGCCGGCCGCGGGCGCTAATGCCCTCCGCGACTGATCCGCGATCTCTTGCGACACGGCCGCCGATCCGGCGCTCCACCATCTCAGCGACAACCTCTAGCCCACCATCGGGACGGCGCTCCTGGCGCACGTTGGTGGCCTTGTCCCCGCCTGGCGCTTCCATGATCGTGACGCCGATCGGCGGGAGGGATGCCGCGGCGCCGGCGGCCGTGGCCTGCGTCGAGGCACTCGAGGCCGCCATCATCGCGGCCATGGAGACGCCGGCGCCGGCCGCCGCGATCCCGCCGCGCGAGAACGCCGGGATCCGATCCGCATTCATGGCCTCGATCAGCCCGCGGAATTTCTTGGTCGCCTTGGCCGTAACCACGGATTCGCCGTTCGACAGGCGCGCCAGGATGCTATCCGAGGTGCCGCTCCCGGGCCCGTGGACCATGCCGAGATCCGTGACGCCGGCGGCGTACATGGGCACACCCGCGAGGGCGATGCTGTCCGAGGCCGCCAGGGACTCGCCACCGCCGCCACCGATGCCGAGGAGCTTGAGGAAGCCGCCACCGTCGCCGGCGGAGAGCTTCGTCAGCATGGCCGTGAACGCGGTCTCGAATGGCTTGAACGCCTGATCGAGCGCGAGGTTGATGATCTTCGTCTTCAGCGTCTCGAGCGCGCCGCCGATCGTGGCCGTGCCGTCCGCCACCGATTTCGCCGCGGTCGCGATGCCGCCGGTCAATCCCTTGGCCCAATCCGGGGCGTTGTTCTCCCGGATCTTGGCCTCGATCATCTCCAGGTTGGCCGCGATCTCCGGGGAGGCGTTGGCGGCCGCCGCGAGCTCCTGGAGCTCCCGCGCCAGCTTGCGCGCCGGGAAGATCTCATCGAGCGCGTTCTTGGCGAGCTTCACGCCCTCGAGAAGCTGCATCTTCTCGTAGATCTGCTGCATCGTCGGCGGGATGTTCGACAGGTCGCCGGACTGCGCGCCCTTGATGAAGGCCTCAATCTGATCGGTGGCGACCTTGGCGTTCTGCGCGAATCGGACGGTCTTTTGGTCGAAGTCGTTCAGGCCCGCGACCTTCGAATCCTGGTCGAGCTCCTGGAGCTTCTTGGCGAGGGTCTCTTCGTCCTTTTCCTCCTGGCTCTTCTTCGGCTTTTTACTGCGTCCCTTCTTCTTCATGTCGGAGATCTGGTCTTGCAGCTTCTCCTGTTTCCGGAATTCCTCCGTCGCGGCCTTGAGATCGATACCGGGCTGCTGGCCCTTGAGCTCTAGCGCCTTGGCTTCCGCGTTCTTGCCCTTGGCCTGGAGCTCCAGGTTGCGGGTCTTGGACGACAGGTCGAGCATGGCCTTATCAGCGTCGGCGCTCTGCTTCTCGATCTCCTTGAGATCCTCCGAGCGCACCTGCCCGATCGAGCGGGTGACGACGTTGATGTTGATCGTGGCCGAGGATCCATCCAGGGCGGCCCGTTTCGCATCGAGCTCCTGGAGGGCGGCCGACGCGCTCAGACCCTTGTTCGCCGATTCGATGAGGCTCTCGATGAGGGGCCGGAAATTCGGCATCGTGTCGCGCGCGTTCTGGAGCGCGGTGGCGTACTCCTCAACCGACGTCTTCCCGGTGGCGAAAGCCTGGATCGCATCGTTCAGCCCGGTCGGGATGATTTGGCCTGAGGCAAGCTGCTGTGCTGCGACCTTCGCGGTCGCCACGTCCTGTACGGCCGCCTGGAGTTGCTGGCGCAGGATCGCGAGCTCGGGGAACTGGAAGGTGTTCTCCCCGATCTTGCCGATGTCGGCGCCGATTGTCTTGACGTAATCCTTGATCGCGTCCGTCTCCTCCTTCACGCGATCCTGGCTGAAGAGCGGGGCCTTGATGAGCGGCCCGCCCTCATCCGCGTCGTAGACAGCCTTCCGGCTCCGCGCCCGGCGCTCCGTGTCACCGATGCCGGCCTCAGCGTCCGCATGCTCCTTCGCCGTGACGGCCGCCTCCCGCTGCGCCTTGGCGAGCGCCTGGAGGGCGATGGCCTGCTCGGCATACCGGGGATCTACGCGGGCGGCTTCCGTCAGGATTTCGGCAAGCTGCTTGGTGGCGTCGGCCGCCTCGATGCTGGCCTTGGGCAACCGGCCCACGTTCAGCACCGCCTGCTCGAGGTTGATGCCGACGCGCTGCGCCGCCTTCTCGATGTCGTTGAGGCCGGCAACGGCGAGGCCCGAATCCGATCCCAGACTTACCCGGCCCTCCGCAACGGCCGACGCCGAGTTGAAGGTGTCGAGCGCCTTGTTCCGGATGTCCGCCACTCCGCGCGCCGCGTCACGCTGCTGGATCGCGTCGCGCTGGCGCTCATTCTCCGGACGGGCCCCGCCCTTCTCCCGGAGCGCGTTGAGCTCCGCCGTGCGCTCCGCCAGCTTGCCGAGGGCATCCGCATGCTTCTCCGCCTCAGCGGCCGCGCGCGCCTGGATGATGGAGTAACCGGCGAGGCCGACGCTGGCCGCCGTCAGGGCCGCGGCGAACGGGCCGCCGAGGAGCCCCACGAGACCGCTCAGGGCGCCGATCGAGCTCCTGGCAACCGTGCCCACGATGGCCGACGCGGTGGCGGCACGCTGCGCCTTGGCGACGGACTCGGCCACCTCGTTGCTGGCCTTGCGGGACGCGACCACGGCGGCATCCGCGGCGGTCTGCGCTGCCTTGGCGGCCTCGCGTTGGCCGGCAGCGTCGAGCTCCACGGCCTGCCGAGCCTTCGAGACGCCCTGTTCTCCGAAGCCGATCGCGGTCTTGATGCCGGCTTGGTTCTTCCGGTTGTCGGCAATCTGCCGATCGATCTCCTCGAGCTTCCGGGCGCGGCCCGCCTCGTTGTCGACCTCGCTGGCGATCACGGCCGCGCGGCGCTGATTGAGCACGCCGAGATCCGCGACAAGCGCCTGCTGCACATCCCGGAGGCGCTGGCCGGCCTGGGACGTCACCTCGATCGCCTTCAGGCGCGCCTCAGCCGTGCGGGCGGTGGTGGCCTGCTCGCCCTCCGCAATCCGGGCTTCCGTCTCGGCGAGGCGCTTGGCGATGGCCTCGCGCTCGGTCGCGGCGGCGGCGATGGCGGCCGTGGCCTCCTTCTTCTGCGCTTCGCCAGCGTCGTTGCGATCGAGCACCTTCCGGCCGTACGGCGTGATCGCCGCGGTCTCCCGGTCGCGCTCGGCCGTCTTGGCGGCAATCTGCGCATCGATCGTGGCGAGTTGCTTGAAAAGCGAATCCCTGGCGGATCGAGCCTCATTCAGGGCCTTCACGTCGGGCGCCTTCAGGGATCCCGATGCATTCCCGGCCCGGCCGGCGAGATCCAGGTAGGACGCCGAGAGGGTGTCGCGCCGCTTCGTCAGGGTGGCGACGCGCTCCTGCGCCTGGATCTCCTCCTCGATCGCCTTGAGCATGGTGCCGGCGCTGCGCACGGGGCCGCCGGATGCGGTGCGGGCCGCGCGCGCGGCGAGATCCTCACGCGCGGACACCAGGGCGGATTCGGCCTGCACCAGGCGCTTACCCACGCGGTCCGTGTCTGCGGCCGCCTTCTCGCGCGCGGCCGTGTTGGCGGCCTGGAGAGCCTCCTCCTTCTCGTTCTGAATCCGGATCGCTTCCTGGAGCGCGCGGCCGACACGGTTCCTTGAGGCCGTGGCCTCCTGGATCTCGGTGCTCAACTCCGCGGCGCGCGCGGCCCGGCCGGCAGTCTTCGCCCCGCGCCCCGTCACGGCGCCGTCAGCCTGCGCCTGCGCGGCTGCTGCTCGAGCGTCCACCTCCGCCAGCTTGCGGGCGAGCTCCTCGCGCTCTGCCACGGCCGCAGACAGGCGCTCGGACGCGCGCTTGGACAGGGATCCCTGAGCGCCGCCGATCTCGCCCGCCGCCGCGCTGTAGCCGGTGAGGGCCTTCGTAAGCTGCTCGCGGCGGTTGGCGATGGCGGTGGCCGCGCGCTCCTCCGCCTGGATCACGCCCTTGGAGGCCGAGACCGTCGAGCCGGCGAGATCGTTGCGCGCCTTCTCGGCCGCGGACAGCTTCTCGGTTGCGCTGCGCAGGGACTCGCGCTGGCCGGCCACGCGCTTCTCGGCCGCCACGAGATCCGCGATGGCCTTCGGTCCGGCGAGGGCGGTGCTCGGGGAGGCCTCAACCTGCTGCGCACGGTACCGGGCGGCCAGGGCGGATCCGAGCGCGTTGGTGCGCTCCGCGAACCGTGCGTCCGACAGGGCCCGCGCGTCGGCGAGGTTCTTGGCCGCGGCGTTCCGGGCATCTTTGAAGGGATCGACCACGGCCCTGGTGGCCTTCGTGGCGCCCCGGCCCACCAGGGAGGCGGCGAGGCCCGCGACCACCAGGCCGGTGGCGTCGCCGATGTTCCCGATGTTGTTCGCGATGAAGCCGAGCCCCTGCGTCAGGGCTTTGGTCGCCCCCAGGCTCTTGTCCACGTTCCCTATGTAGCGGGTCAGCGCGTTGTCGATCTGCTGGATGCCGTCGGCGATCGTTGGGGCGGTCTCGCTAAAGACGCGATCGATCTCGGATCCCGCGTTCTTGATGGCCGCGAACACGCGCTTGGCGGCGAGCTCGCCATTGGCGCCCATGTCCTTCAGCGCGCCCGTGGTGACGCCGAATTCCGTGGCAATGGCTTGCAGCAGGACGGGGGAGTTCTCGGCGATGCTCTTGAGCTCATCGCCGGCCAGGCCGCGACCGGAGCCGAGGGCCTGGGTCAACTGCGTCGCGATCGAGGCCGCCTCAGAACTCGTGGCGCCGCCGGCCTTGAGCGCCTTCTGCGTCGTCTCCACCACCTTGAGCACGTCGGCCTGTGTGGCGCCGAGCTCCTTCGAGGACAGGGACATGCGGGAGAAGATCGCCGCGGTCGACTCGTAGGACGTGCGCGTGCGCTGCGCCGTGTCGAAGATCTTGGCGTCAATCTCCGCGCGCTGGCTCTGGATCGGGATCACCACCGCCAGCTTGTTGGCAATCGTGGTGGCCGCGTCCGCATAGTTCTTGAAGGCGTTGAACGCGACGCCGCCCGCGAGGCCGCCCACCGCGACGCCGGCGGCCGTCAGCGCCTTGGACAGGGCCAGAACACTCGTCTCGGCCCGGAGCGCGGAGAAGCCGACTTGCTGGAGCGCACGGTCGCTGCGTCCCAGGCCTGCGCTCGCGGCACCGGCGCGGTTGGTCGCTGAGGCGATGTTCTCGATCGATCGTGCCACGCGCGCGCCGGTCTGCTCGGAGACCGTGCTTGCGCCCCGCATGCCCGCCTGGAATCGATCGATCCCGAGGAGCTTGAGGGTGACTTCGATTGAGGCGACCTCAGCGACCATTTGGCTTTAGGCCTTCTTCTTCACTCGTTGATCGATCCGGGCAAAGAATTTGCCGAGATCGCCCTTCTTCTTGAGCAACGGCTTCTTGCGCTCAGTCGGGAAGGTCTCTTCGTAGGATTTGACGGACCGGAACCCGCTCAGGGCGGCGATGAGGTGAGCGCTCCGCTTCAGGAGCTCCATGCGGTACCCGATCCGGGCATTCGCGATGGCAAACACCTCGCCCGGCGTCATGGCGAGGATCTCATCCGTCACTAGGCCTGCTCGGTACCCGACCCTGATGCAGCGGGAGACGATGTCCCCTCCGTCAGGGTCTTCGTAGGGTCCGGCGCGGGATCCTCATCGTCATTGAAGGCGATGCCGCGATCCCGCATCGCTTGCTTCTCTTTCGCCTCCGCCGCGGCCGCGTCTTGCTTCCGCACCAGGACAGCGAAGGACTCGCCCGTGATGCCGAGCACAAGCGCATCCTGGATCGGACGAACCGCGTCCTTCAGCCCGAAGGGAAGATCATCGAGGCTGATGCGGGAAAACGGCTTGGCGCCATCCTCTTCCTTCAGGCCGGCCCGCAGGCAAGCGATGATGGCGACCGGATCATTCAACCGAACAAGCTGATCGAGGCGATCGGTGAAGGTCTCGTAGACCTCGATTTCGGTATCAAACCCAAGCTCGTTTTTGGTCGTGACCTTGACGATCTTGGGCTCGCCGAATTTCTCCCGGAGCACGACCATATCCATGGTTCGGAACCGGAGGGTGGCGCCTTCCCCCGCCAGGGGGAAGGGCACCTTATTCTGAGGGGACGAATCCGACATGGACGCGGCTTAGGCGTCGTAATCGGGGTTGAGGTTCGGCTCCTGGATGACCGCGCTGTTCACGCGGCCGGCAACGACCCGACGCTTGGGATCGCCCGCCGCGCCGAGGCGCAGGGTGTGGCCCGTCGGCTGGTAATTGAACCGGTACTGCGAGGCCGTGTCGTCCGGCTGCACGATGATCTCGAGCTCGCGGCGCTGCGTCTGCGCGGCGTGCACGGCCTCCTGAACGGCATCGTCCGTCAGGAGGAACATGGTGATCTCCATCGGCGCGCCGTCCGTCAGACCCGCGATGTACCGGATGTTCTTGGAGCTCAACGGGGTGGCCTGCACCTCCGCGTTGGTCTCCGAGATGTCGCCGAGGGACTCCACCTCCGGAAGGACGGTGCCGGCTGCGGTACCGATCGGGCCCGTGGTGGAGCCGAGGAGGCGGACAAGCACGCGAGTGCCGCCCGCGATAGCAACGCGATCTGCCATTTCGTTTCCTTTTCCAATTTCCCGGAATTCGAATTTTCACCAGGACGCCGGGTGCGTCGTTTTCAGGCGAAATCAGCGCGGGCGATTGAAGATCGCGCCGACGAGCTCGCGTCCCAGCGTGGCGACGACGACACCCTTGGTGCTGTCGAAGGCGGGGCGCATGTGGGGGAAGGCCTGCGCGCCGGGGTGCATGACACCGCGACGCGGCTGGAAGTGTGGGGCGGTGCCGAACTCCAGGAGCACGCCGAGGCTCGAGTGGCGCTTGCCCGCGATCGGGCCGGCGGCCGAGGTCTGGAGATCCTGCTCGGCAACGCCGAGGGACTCGATGTACGCGCCCGTGATTTTGTTGCCGTTCTGCTGGAGGATACCCTTGGCGGTCTCCACTAGGGGCTCGAGCGCGGTGCGGCGCGCGTCCCGCTGCTGATTCCGCGACGGGTTGCGCGCCATCCGGCGCAGCATGGCCGACACGTCTTTGAAGTCGCCCACGTCAGGCCTCGATCTTGTCCGTGTACGTGACGGTCCAATCCATGAGCCGCTCGCACATGCTGGCGTCGTCGGCCCACCTGGTCACGTCGGCGCCGGCGCGCATCCAGGAGCACCGCCGCCCCTGCACCGTCGCCTTGACCCGGCTGAGGCCGGCGATCACCGCCTCGCCGAGGTCGCTGAGTTGCAGGGCTTCCCGCGTGCGCAGCTTCACCGTCACCCGGGCTTGGTTCGTGCCGCTTGACTTCGCTAGGCCTTCCCACGGCCGATCCGTCACTACGTCCAGAGCGATGCTCGGCAGCGGCGCGCCGGCGGTGTCCGGATTGATGTCCTCGCCGACGATCGCCGTGACAGCGTCGACCGCAAGGAGCCGATGGATCGTCACCTCAATTGCCGTGCTCATCGATTCACCGAATAGACCGCGACCGGGATGGAGTAGGAGGCGCCGATCGCCAGCGCGGGCCCGCTGATCGTCGCCCGGAAGATGTTGGCGGCCGTAGGGACCGCGTGGTGCACGGCGAAGCCAGTCGGGAGCGTCGTCGGGTAGATCTCCAGGATGTCCGTGGTCAGGACGCCCGCGCAGGTGACGCCGGCGCGCTCCCGGATCCCGGCCAGAGTGACGGCCAGCGCGATCGTCTCGCTGATCGTCGCGTTGCAGACGAATTGCGAGGCCTTCGGGCCCGCCGGGCCTACGGGGCCGGCGGCACCTGTCGCGCCTGGAGCACCTGGAGCTCCCGTCGCTCCCACCTGTCCAGCCACCCCCGGGCTACCCTGAGCACCATCCTTCCCAGGCGCCCCGGCGGCTCCAGCGACTCCCTGAGGGCCGCTCGCGCCCGGATTCCCCGGATCTCCTTGAGGGCCGCGAGCGCCAGTTGCTCCCGCCGCTCCCGTGTCACCCTTCGCACCTGCATCGCCCTTGTCCCCCTTGATGCCGGCGGTTCCGGTGGCCCCGGCGTCGCCCTTCGGCCCCGTGTCGCCCTTGGCGCCAGCCTGTCCCGGAGCGCCGGCGGGCCCGGTCTCTCCTTTCGGCCCCGCGTCGCCGGCAGGCCCAGAATCTCCCTGCGGTCCGGCAGGCCCGGCAGCACGCGGCACGCCGTCGCCCATCATGGGGCTTACTGCGCGGGGCGAGCCGTGCGCAGGAGCGACGATCAGCGCCGCCGAGATGAGAAGTGCGATGAGGGCGCGCATCAGCCGCCGTTCCCGTACTGGAGCTCAGGGGAGCAATCACCGGTCGGGGTTGCTGTGGCGATGATCGAGACGAACATGGGATTGCTCGTGCCGAGCGTCTCGGCCGTCCTGGCGAAGAACCGCGTCCCGGTCCGAAGCGTCACGCTCTCCGACATACTGGACACCCGCCGGATCCGGACATCGACGTTGCACGGATTCAAGAACCGGTAGGAGGTGGCGTCCGGCGGTTTCGTGACGGCGAATTGCTTGGCGGTGGTGGTGACGCCTTCGAAAATGATTGGATCCCCGGTGCCGGATCTTACGAAAGGCATCGAGAGGACGAACATGGGCGTCGTCGGCCCACCGCAAGCCGCAGCCGCGTAGCCGACGCCGGTAGAGCAGAATAGCACGAACGGCTGGACGTCGCCGCCTGCCTTGTCTCGGTAGGGAATATAATCGCCGGCAGCAGGCGTCGCCGCTGCGATCAGAGCACCGCAGACGAACGCAAGAATTCCTCGCATTTTTGCCTCCAGAGTCTTGAGATTTGGCTGGTTGCCTTAATCAAAGCCCCAGCCGAATCGATGTTATGGGTAGAATTTATTCAGGCCGCTACCATCAGGCCAGTGGACACCGCCTGCGCTGCCGAGGAGATATTGGTCGCAATCACGGCACACGTCAGGGTTTTTCCTGCGTCCGCAGGATCTCTCGTGTAGGTCGCAGCGCCGTTACCGGTCGTGACCGTCGCGCCATTTAGCTTCCACTGGAAATCATACTTTGTCGGGCTAAAGTTCCAGGTGCCGTTAGAGACAGAATAGGTGCCACCTCCGGTGTCCGTGATTACCGGGAGCGCCGTGTTCACCGGTGAACCGAGGCGACGAGACAGCTTGGTGTAGGACACCGCCGAGATGTCGACGCCGTCTTCCGCCGCGATCATCGCCGCTTCGCCTGCGGCTTCTGCTAGCTGAGCGAAGTTGGGCTCGAGGCGACCCGACATCCAGGCAACGGAGGATGCCGAGTAGGACTGCGGCACAGTCAGGTTCGCGACGTGACCAGCGCCAGCAGGATCCGTGTGCAGCGCCGTGAATGGGACGTCGTAGGTGTCGACCTCGGAATACTTCGGGTCAACGTTGCCGGTGACGACGATGTTGTTCGTGCCGTCCGGGTAAATTTCCATCGCATGGGAGTCGAGCGCGTAGTTCCACTGCCCGATGCGGTTGGCCTTGACGTTGTTCCGCGCTCCACCGCTGGTGTTGTTCGCATTGTCCGCCCGAAGGACGTCGAGCTGCGTCATCACGTAGGCGCCCTTCAGGCGCCGGCTCTCGCGGATGTAGGGAAGGTTCGGGAAGCCCTTGATCGGGTTGTTCACGAACTCGTCGTTGCAGAGACCGTAGGCCGCTGCACTCGTGCGCAGGCTAGCGCTGATGCGTGGATCGTTCTGTAGGCAGTAGAGGACGTGAAGGGTCCACGTTCGAAGCTCATCAATCACCGCTTGCCGCTGCGCCGGGGTGCCATCCGGGTAGCCGGCCTGGACGCCGGGAAGCTCCAGCGAGGGGATGATGTTGGCCTGAGAGCCGTTGATGCAGAACTTGTTGTTTTGCAACGCGGTGTCGCCGCCGACATAGATCACGCTCGTGAATTGCTGGACGTTCTTCGACGTCAGGACGGCGACGAACTGATCCATCTTCGAGGCGATGTAACCGCCCGGCGGGACCGGGAAGGGCAAGCGGTCAGCCGCCGTCGTGATCGGGAAGCGGAAGCTGTAGGGCTGGATCAAGCCGTCGCCCGCACCGTCCGCCGTCGCCGGGCGCGGACGCACGGGGTAGCCGCTGTTCGGCGTGACGCCGTCGACCCCGTAGTTGAACCCGCCGTTGGCGACCCTTTTGGCCGAGAAGCCTGCCGCTGGCTCGCCGTAAGTCGACACGCTCTCACGTCCGACTTGGTAGGGAGCGCCAGCCAGGGCCGCCAAGTCCATCTCGTACGAGCAATCGATAAACTGCCGGCCCGTGATCCAGCCACTCGCCGTCTTGATGCCCGTGATGGCGGACCCGGCCTTCTGAACGTCGGCCGTCGTCACCAGCGGCGAGGATAGGAATGTGGTGGCCCGCGTCTGCGCGAGCGTCGTGGCGAAGACCTGATCGTAGACCTTCGGCTCCGCTTTCTGTGCCGCCGTCAGTGGGGCCGCCTGCCCGTAGGCCGCGTTGATCGCCTTGAAGAACCGATCGGTGCCGTTGTTGGCGAGCAGGTAGGAGCCACGGAGGCCGAGATCGAAGTAGGTCAGACCGTGATGGCCGACGCCACCAAGCTCGGCACTCGGCTCCACGATGGCCACGCGAGCGCCCCGGTTGGCAGCCCGCTGTGCAGCCATCAGGCCCGAGAGGGTGCCGCCGTAAACGACCACGTCGAAGTCATTGGCGTTTGCCGCTGGCGCGGGGCCGAGAGCAGTGATGGCGGTGATCGCGGTGTTCAGGGCGTCATAGACGATTTGGTTCTCGGCCTGCGTCAGCCCGGCCCCTGAGTGGAAGGCCGCAACTGTGTCCGTCGCGTAGGCGGTATCGTCGCGCAGCACGTAGAGAGGCGAGACCGGGACGGCGGTTGGTGCGCTCGTCGTCGTTGCGAGAGCCGCCCCACCATTTCGATACAGAGCGCTTGCGGCGGCCCCCGTCCGCGAGGCGACCGTATGCCCCCCCCGGGTTCCCACGGCGGCAGACATGGTGGTGCCGCCGTTGATCTTGCCGCCCGCGTTCCCGCCTGCCGACCTCGCCAGCAACTGGGTCGTGAAGGTCGCGCCGGTGCCGGCGATTGGCGAGGTAGAGGCTGACGCCGCTCCCACGAAGACGCCAACATGTCCGGAGTTCAGGGAGTAATTGGCGAGCGTGCCCTCGCTCAGAACCACGCCGTTGGTGAGCGAAGCGTTTGCCGCGCCTGCTACGCCACCGCGGGCCGAGAACGTGGGCGAGCCGGCCACGCGGAGCGGATGCGCGCCGAGGATGTTCAGCAAGGCCGCCTGATAGGTGTCCTGCGCCAAGAAGTAGAGGTTATCGAGCTTCGCCCATGCGGTGCTGGTGCGGAGCGTCGAGATCATGGTGTCGAGCGCCGAGACGACGCCTGCGGCAGGCTTCGTCGTCATCCGGTTGAAGTACGAGGCCGCCTCGATGGTGGCGGCGACGATCAACGTGACGGGCAGCGTCGCGGATACTCCAGCCGCATCGGTCGCCGTGATGGCGAGCCCGGTGAACATGCCGACGATTGCTGAAGAAGTAGAGAGCAAGCCAGTCGATGAGGAAAACGACCATCCGGACGGAAGCACTCCGGACAGGGTGAATGATTTGGATCCTGAACCACCGAAAATGATCGGCTGAAAGCTGAAGGCTGATCCTGCGTAAGCAACCCCAGGGCTTCCAAAAATCATCATGGCTTTGGAGCTGGCCGAAACAATAGACGCGATAAGGTTATCCATCGACACCCGCTTGCCGCCGACCCCATTGGGGCCTGCCATGCTGGGCAACGTATGTCGCAGGAACTGGCCCTTCATGGTGGGATGAGGCACATCACCCGCCATCGGCCACTCGGTGATTTCGACCCATAGATCGCCATCTCCGGGGGCCCTCACATATTGAGTGCCCGAAACCCTGGAAGCACCGGGTACAAGTCTTGTCTCTTTTGCCATTTTTCAGCTCCCCAAATAGCGAGCGGTATTTACTGTGAGCTACTGCTCTTCTGAAGCTGCGGGGGGCCAAGCAACGTCGCGATCGATGGCGACTTCAGTCAGCATATCGAAAGCGTCCCAATGGGCTTTGAATTCTTCCGCGAAGCGGATGCGCTTGGGCAGCACGTACTTTCCTGCCTGGGGGCCCGCATCCACTAGGCGGGGATCGAGACGGTTCTCATCCTGCGCGGTGAGCTCACGGAAGCGAGCGGCCTGTAGCGCGGACATGATGTAGAACAGGAGAATATCAGACATTAAGCGGCTCCTTTTGCTGTGAGGTAAGCACTAAAGCGATTGTGGATGCGCGCCAGGGCAGCGTCGGAGAGGCCTGCGCCCCAGTAGAGCAAAGCAATACGGTCATCCGTATAGCCGGTACCGCTTCGGAGAACTGATACGTTTGTGGTGTTGATGTTCGTTGATACGGTGGTGGAGGTCAGAACCTTAGCCCCATTGAAGAAGCCTGAGACCGCGTTCGCCCCTGTCCGGCTAATCGAGCGGTGCCCTGTTCGTGTCCCGGGGCTTGCCTGCAAGGTGTCGGCAGCCGTCTGGTTGATCTGGATCGTCTCATTCCCAGCCGTGTCGCGGGCTTGAACCGTGTCGCGAGGGTTGTTCGCGAGATTGCCGAACGGGGACTTCACGCCGGTCCCGCCCTGGAGATTGCACCAGACGCCGATGGTGGCGCTGTTCAGCGAGAACTGATTGCCGGTCGCATTCCAGAGATCTCCCAGGTCCAGATAGGCCGAAGCGCCGTCTCCCGTGTAGCCCCGGTTCGCGGTGAACGTCGGTAGGTTGATGGCCGACCAAGCCTTGGCCGGGTTCTTGAGGTTGAGGCGCGCGGCCTGCACCGTCTCGGCCGCGAAGATCGAGATGTTGTCGAGGCTGGCCCAATCGCCGTCCGACTTGAGCCCTTTCACCAGGGCATTGACTAGCGAGCGTTCTGTACTGCTGGGCGCGGTGGTCTGCGCGTTGAGGTAGGCCGCCGCATCGGTGTCCTCAGCGGCGGCAGACGTCAGCACTGCGCTCGTCGTGCTCTGGGCAAACACATCGGAGGCTAGCCCCTTGGTAATTGTCAGGGCTGCGGCAGCAAGCGAGGTGGCCGTAGCAGCGCCGGCCAAAGCCCGGGATACGTTGAGCGTTGCGCTTGTGCTGGATTGCGCCAGCGCAGTCGCGTCCATGTTACGCGCCACGGTGAGCACCGCAGTGGTGACGGCTGGCGCGTTTACGTTAGCCGCCAGATTCTGTGAGAGCGTCAGAGCGGCAGCGGCGGTGGAAGCCGCTGTCACATCGCCTTGAAGCGACTTGCCAACGATGAGATCGGCAGCAACGAGGCTGGTGGAGGGCCCGGCGCCGAACAAATCTTGGCGGATCGTGAGAACGCCGGTTGCGCTTGAAGTCGCGAAGGCTGCGCTGTCGAAGGTCTTACCTATCGAGAGCGATGCCGCCGCGACCGACTGCGCAACAACACTGACCGACAGAGGCTTGCTGGCCGTCAGCGCGCCCTGACCGATGCTGGAGGCGCTCACGTCGGCGGCCAGGGCCTTGCCAACTGTAAGATTCGCCGCAGGATCCGAGAGAGCGATCACCGCCGCGAGCAATGCGCCTGGGGCTATGGCGTGCAGACCTGGCACCCGCACGCGGTGAGTGTCTGGGCCGAGCCGGACGGTGATACGTTGCGCAATCGTCATCGCGGAAGGCTCAATCCGAAGTCAGGCTGAGCGCACCGGCCGCGAAGGCGACGGGATCGGTTGCGGCAACACTCTTCGAGGCCGCAAGGGGGCCGGACCAGAGCTTGTTGCCGCCAGTAGCCGCATCGAATACGGCAAAGTGCGAGACGGTCGCGGGACCGGCTGCATTCCCGAAGTCGATCAGTGCCGAGTTGGCGATCTTGCCGTTCGCATCCGGTGCGCTGAAAGTCGCCGCAACTCGGCCCGCGGTACGCACGGCGGTCGTGACCTCGGTTCCGCCGCCGGCTGCATCAGTGGGGTCTGCTGAAAAAAGGCCGACGTACTGCCCGGCAGGAGGAGTCGGCATTGCCGTACCCCGAAGCCAATTTAGAACAGCATTCTCAACGTAATCGGAAAATCCCGCCATGACTTATCTCCTGTGAGGTATTTCGATTTCAAGGGTTTAGTTCAGGTAATTCCGCCGGATCCGATCAGGTATCCGGTAACAAGCGGAATGCGGGTTGAGGAAGAAGTTCCGTACAGCTCGTAGACCGAGCTTCTTGCTGCTGGAATCTTCCGGCTCTCTTCCAGAGTGGGTGTCCAGGTGACACGGGAAGTATCGCGGTCAATTACCAAGCCGTTGTTGTCGCCCGAGTTTTTGACAATCCGAAGCTCTCGCCAAACAATAATCAACTCCACTTCGTACCCAGATAGATCCGCTTTAGCTCCATCCTCCGCCTCTAAATCCCATGCAATTGCGGGCTCATTGGAGTTACGACGGAAATGAAAATCGACGGTCGGCACTATCGACATCACCGCGCCCCCTCTCCCTGAGTACCTTCAATCCGGATTTTGTCGCGAAAATCCGGGCTCGGCAGAACGGCTTTGATGTCCACTATCCGGCCGGTATCAACCTCGAGGATTCGATCTTCATTGCGCGCCTCAGCGAGGTCGAACATGTCGCCCTCAAGCCGCACGACGACTTGCCCAATCCGGGCCTCATCGACGTAATCCTCCGTGCCGCGCATGGGCAGGAATGAGACCCAGGCCTCCGAAACTTTCGCCCAAGTGCGGACACGCGCGTTAGTCTTGGGATCGCGCGTCTCAGTTGCGCGCTGGAGCTCCACGAAGGTCGAGCGGCGGCCGGCGGGAACTGACGGCATCAGGAGTGATCCACATGGAAGCGTAGGCGCCCGCAGAGCGCTTTGACGCCGAACTCGATCTCGCGGGACACGGCGCCGGTGCGCGGATCCGCGAAGGCCGCCTCGCGGTGTGTGTAATAGTGCGAGGCGAGGAGGATAATCGCCTTCCGGATACTGGCCGGCACTTTCTCCTTGTCGGCCTGGCCGGCGAGAAAGGTGAGTCGGTACGCTCGCGGGTTCACGATGCCACCCGTCGGCGTGGCGAAGGCACTGCGGGACAGCGTGGCAAGCACCACACACCCATCCTGGCGGGCCATGGTGAAGTCGCTTGCCGGCACGCCCACATAGGAGCCATCGTCCGCACGGCGTTCGAACAGCACCGCCTGCTCGTTGACGATGGGACGGGCAGAGATTTCTAGCACGTTGCCGATGGACCCGACGTGAAGCTCCACCTCCGACTCGAGAATGAAGTAGCCGTTCATCCAGCCGTCGGGCCCGTCCAGGAAGTCGTAGGCGGCCAGAATGCCATCCTCGATCAGGCTATCCTCTCGGCTGTGCGTGATGCGCTCGGACGTCTTCACGTCCTGCACCGTGACGAACGCGAGGATCGCCTCCGTCGAGGGGCGGCGAATGACGGTCAAATCCATGGTAGAAATCCTCTGCGCAGGGACGGAGCGCGATGGCGCTGCGACGTCGTGCGAGGTGAAATGGGGGAGCGATCAGCCGGAGCGGCGCCGGCCGATCGCGGGCCTTCACTTGGTCTTGTATCCCGATCCACGCACCATCTTGTCGGGCTGGCGCGTCATCGTCTTCTGCGGCGGGTTGGGCTGGCGCTCCTTGTCGACCGCCGGGCGCGGAGGCGTCTCGGCCTCCTTCATCAGGAGGCGTCCTGCTGCGGGGGCTGGCCGCCGGCGCCTGCCGGATCCGGTCCGGTGCCGTTGTCGGACGTCACGGCGCCGCCGGTGCGCTGCTGGAGCGCCTCGCCGCGCGTGGCATCGTCCGTGCTGAGGGATTGGCCGCGACGGGAGAGCTCGGCCCGAATGATGTCGTCGGCGATCGGGCCGGTGATCCCGCCCTGCTGCTGCGGCAGGCCCTTGATCTTCTTCGCCAGGGCGATGCGCTGGAGCGCGCGCTCGGCGAAGATGGTCGGGGACACCTCAAGGGCGTCGAGGCGCTCGATGTCGGCGGCCGAGAGGGTCTGACGCTCGAGCGCGGTCTCACCGGTGCCGATGCCGCGGAAGTCCTCGAATTCGCCATCGAGCTCGACGGCCGGCTTGGCCTGCCCCTTGCCGTGCATGGCGCGGGCATCCTTGGGGACGAAACCGGCGATGTCGCCGATCACGTAAGGCATCGCGTTCTCCAGAAGGAGCATCGGCACAAGGCCGCGATGGTTGTCTGCTGCGAGCGCCTCGTAAAACGCGAGCTCGTGGATGACTGTTTCGGTCATTTCCGAATTTCCGGATTTTGAGTTTCCGGGCGCCAGGGATTTCCGGCGCCCGGTCGAATTTCAACTACCGACTATCCTGCGGTAGTTCGTTCAGGCGGCGATGGAGCCCCAACGAGCCTTACGCAGGACCGAGATCGCTCCCGGCCGGCGGAGGGCGATGTCGTGGCGGCACTCCATGAGGATCGCCTGCATGTTCTGCTGGAAGAGGCTCACCAGCACGCCGGTGCCCGGGTCGATCGTGGCCTCCGAGGAGGTGCGCACGGTCACATCCTCATCGACGCCGAACATGACGTTCGACCAATCGATGAGCGCCAGGATCGACTCGTCCGTCTTGGTGCCGCCGTTGTTCGGGATGGCGTTGGTGACGACGAGACGGAAGCCCTTCCAGGTGCCGTTCTCCACCTCCGGGTAGATCTTCTGACCGTTCGCACCGCGAGCGTTCATCAGGTACTGCTGGAGGTGGTAATTCATCAGCCACGCGAACTTCGGACCGGCGCTGATGTTGCGATCGGTGATCGCGAGGATCATCAGCGTGGCGATCCGGTCGAGCTCGGCGACCGTCGGCTTGGTCGGATCCGCGAAGTACGTGGAGCCGGCGGCGGTCGAGGAGGCATCGAACGTGTTGATGTCCGCGGTCCGCTGGAGGATACCGAACGGGACGGTGGCCGAGCCGGCGCCGAAGTACAGGGCCGTGTCCATGGTCTGCGAGAGGGCCTCGCGCAGATCGTTGGTGATGTAGGCCCGCAGGTCCGCGAGGCTCCACTTGAGCGCCTCCTCCGTCACCATGACGATACCGGCGAGCTTCTTGGAGCTCATCGAGATCGCGCCGAACGTGGGCGATCCGACGGGCTTCTTGGCGCCTTCGCCGACGTACCCGGCGGTCGAGCTACCCGTTCCGACCGGCTGATTGTACCGGCCGCCGATCAGCGGAATCCGCTGCGGATCCATGTCCAGGAACGTGTTCTGGCTCCGCAGGAACGGGATGATCGAGGCGCTGTTGGGCGTCGGCAGGAGAATGCCGCCGTCCTGGGCCGTCAGGGTCGAGTTGGTCTTGACCCGGAGACCCTTCTCGTGGGCCCGGCGAGCCTGCATCTTGAGGATGTCATCGGCGATGCGGCCGTAACCTTCCTCACGCATGACCTCGATCGGAGACTGAAACGTCCCGCTCTTGGCATTCGCCTGAGACTTGAAGTGGGACGCCATGATGACGGTCGGGATGAAGATCGGGGACTTCTCCTCCTCGCTCACCGGGACCGCCCACACGGTACCGTCGCCGACGTCGTGGCCCTCTTCCTGGCCGGGTTTTCCGCCCGACGGGGTGCCGGCGGCCTTGGCGGCCAGGCCCTCGATGCGCTCTTCCTCCTCGAGCTCATCGATGTGCTTCACGCACTCCACGATGCCATCGAGGGCGGTCTTGTAGGCGCCCTTCTGCTCGGGAGAGGCATCCTTCGCCTTCGCCGCTGCCTTGAGCTCGGCGAGGGTTTTGTGGATGCCCGCCAGCTTCTCGCGCCACTGCTTAAGGGTCAACATTTCGGGTTTTCTCCTGCTACGGGGACGCGGTTGCGACACCCGGTTTCGAACTGAGGGGTGCCGCGCCTCAGGCGGCCATGGCCTTCGCCACGCGGTCGCCAAGGAGAGCCACCTCGGCCTCTGCTTCCGCGATGGCTTCGAGCTCCTCGAGGGCGGCGATGTCCTTTGCCATTTCGGCGCGGGCGAGCTGCTCGGGGGTCTGTTCTTGGTTCTGAGCTTCGGGAGGAACGGGATCCGTTCCGGTTTCAGCACCCGCGGTCTTCAGGGCCTCCTGGAGGCTCGCGGGATCTTTGGAAGCGTCGTCGCCGATGCCGAGCACCTTCGCGAGACGCTTGATGAGGGAGAGCTCGGGGGCCGGCGCCGGCTTGGCGATCTCGGCGATCCCCTTCTCGTTGACCTGGAAGTTCGTGCCCTGGAAGCTGAACGACTTCCCGGGCGCGTGCTTGGCGAACTCTTCCTCGAAGGCTTTCCGCGGCACCAGCATGCCGGACACGAGGGTCCAGGTGTCGAGCACCTCGGAGATGATCTCGGTCGGGAGCATGCCGCCGGCCTCTGCCGACTTCGCCAAGGCCGCGGGGTTGGCCGGAATCAGGCAGGGCGAGCACTCATAGAGCTCGGCGGACAGGATCTCGTAGCCCGGCCAGGAGTAGCTGTCCGCATCCTCCGGGACGGCCCGGCGCTGCACCGTCTTCGGCATGAATCCGATTGAGCACGCGCGCACCGTGCCGGCGGCCAGGTGGATCTTGAGGCGATCGGCGTTCGGCTCGCCCTCTGTCAGGGTGAGGGTGCCTTCGGTGCGCTTCGGGCGCCCGTTGAGCACTTGCTCTACGTCCTTCCAGCCGCCGACGGGGAAATCCCGGCTATTGTGCGACATGGGCGCGACGGGGTTCTTGAGGAACTCGGTCAGGCTCAGGCCCGCCTGGTACACGATGTCCTTATCCCGGTCTTCGACCTCGGCGGACATGGTGAAACGGCAGGTGCCGGCGGTCGAGTTGAAGGACATGGGCGCCGCGCCCTTCTCGTCCGTCCCGATGACGCCCTTGTGCAGGCGGCCCTTCGTGTCGACGGCCGATTTCCGCTTATTCAGGAATTCATCGACCGAAATGAGATTGTCGTTCTGCGCCATGGTGGCCGCTCCTATTGCACGAGCCGCAGGGGAGCGTTCTTGCCCTCCTGATCGTCGGTTGCGTCCGGATCCTTGTCCGGATCCTCCTCCGGGGTTGGGGCCGGCAGGTTGGGGGTCTGGCCCGCGGCCGCGTTGGCGATAATTTCGCCGTCGGCGCCGATCATCGCCATGTTCACCGGCATCATCCGGCGGTCGCCGTTCTTGATCGGCCCGAACCGGAAGGGGAGCACCTCGCGTCCCTCATCGAAGGTGAGGAGGGCATCCTTCATGCAGATGTCCACGAGCTTGGTGAGCGACTCGATGTCGTTCGCCATGAGCTTGATTTGGTCGAACTGCGGCGAGAACGTCAGCATCTCCTCTTCGGTGAAGAGGCCGGCGCGAAGGTTCTCCTGGATGAGCGTCGCCACCGGGTCGAGCGCGTCGTTGTAGTACGCCCGGTTCATGGCGGAGGCGTTGTTGTACGCCACGTTTTCCAGGGCGAAGATCTTGTGCGGCGGGCAATTCATCAGCCCGCAGATCCGCATCACCTGCTGATTGAAGCTGTCCTTCGCCTCCGATTCCTTCGAGGTTGCGGAGATGATCTTCGCCTTAAGGCCAGCCTCGAGCAGGATGGGGTCGCCCGTCGTCCGCGACTTCTTCCAGCGCTCGGTAAGCTGTCCCTTCAGGCGCCGGAAGGCCGCATCGCTGTCTGCCTCGGAGCCGAACGCGCCCTCCGTCTCGAAGGCGAGGGCCTGCTGCCCGTCGTTGTCGAAGACGTTGCGCTGATAGGCGCCGATCGCCGACACGATGTCGAAGATCGGATCCCCGAGCATCACGCTCGAGAGCCCATACAGGCCATCCATCGTGCGGCCGCGCATGTGGATGATCCGCTCGGCCGGCACCAAGAAGTAGTTCTGCCCGAGTTGCGCCTTCTCGTATTCGGTGCCGGCGAACACCTCGTAGAACAGCTTGCCGCCGGGGGAGACCATGGCCCGGCAGTTGGCCGGCTGGATCGGGATCAGCCCATCGAAGGATCCATCCGCCCGGAAGCCATCCTTGTAGAGGTAGGCGTTCTCCGTCAGCTTCAGGTGCAGCACCGTCATGCGCCAGAGCTCCACCCACAGGTGCCACTGGCTCGGCCGCAGCATGAACATGCGGGCGATGGGGTGCTCGTTGGCCTGCACTAGATCGTAGCCGCGGCCCGTGGTGCGGCGCTTGTAGAGCAGCATCTCGGCCTTGGAGATGTCGCGGGCGATGACGTCGGCGCACATCACCGCAATGGCGATTCCCGTGCTGTTCTTGCCGTAGAGGTAGGTCGAGCGGCTATCCAGGCCGAGTAGGCCGTTGAGGCTGTCCCAACCCCGATCCAGGAGATCGGGCGGCATGTTGCTGAGGCTCACCACCGGCACGCCGGGGAGGCTGGCCTCCTTCGCTGCGCCATCGACCGCCGCGGACCATTGCTTGAAACTCATGCGGCGGCTCCTGCAAGACCTCTCTTGAGGTAGATGTTCGGATTGGCTTTCTTCACCCGCCCGTCACCTTCCATGAGCCCGGCCTCGTGGTACATCCGGGCTGCATTCGCCAGAACTCCAGCGTCTATACCGTCGATAGACTGCTTAGAATTCTTGCTCTCCTTCTTCGGGAGCACGTTGTCGTTCGTGTCCCAAAAGCCCACCACGTTGCCGACGCACCAGGACATGACCGGGTTGTCGTCGTGCTCGAGCCGCTCCGGGCTGCGGTGCCGGGCGATCAGGTCATCCGTCGAGCGGGTAAGCTGCTGAGGGCTCTTCGAGACGCGGAAGGTCTCGTAACCGCGCTTCTCCGTCTGCCCCATGAGGTAGTCGGCCTGCCAGTTGTCGAAGGCGAAGCCGAGAACCGTGTGCCCCTCGATCATGTCCAGGATGTCGGCGAGGATCTTCTCGTGATCGACATGGTTCCCGGCGGTCTTGATGATGACCTTGTCCTCGGCCCACCGCATGAAGGCGTCGGCGAACCGATCATCCTTGAACCGGTCCGATTCCTCCGGGATCCAGAACCGCATGACCATGTGCAAGGTGTCTTCCACCTTCACCATGAAGCACGCCGCGTTGATGTCGGAGTGGGACGCGAGATCCACGCCCACGTACATCGGGAAGCCAGCCAGGAGATCCAGGCTCAGTTTCCGGTTCCCGCACTTGTCCCAATCGTCCACGCTGAAGAGCGACCCTGCGGCCTTGCTCCAGACGTTCAGTCGGGTGCGCAGGTACTCCGCGAGGTTGGCCTCCGAGTTGAGTGCGTTGCGGATCTCCTCATCCATCGCCGCCTTGAACAGCGACACGCCCCACAGCGGGTTGAGCTTCTCGATGACGCCGAGATCGAACCGGTTCTTCTGGTCCGCCTCATCGGCCGCGTACATGAGGATGAACACGCGGGGCGCGTGCTGCTTCCCCTCCAGGATCTTCTGACCGGCCTTGAACACCGAGTAGGCCGCGCTGGCGGTCGAGCGGCCGGCGGTGGAGATCGTCAGGAACAGCGCTTGCCGGCGCGCACCCTGCGCGGTCCGGAGCACGCTGATGACGTCCTGCTTCTGCGCGTGGAGCTCCTCCGCCAGGACGAAGTGCGGGTTAAGGCCGTCGAGGTTCGGCGCCAGGGCCGCGAGCTTCGACATGGTGGCCCCGGTCCGCCGAAACGCGATGTCATCCTTGGTGGACTCGATCAGCAGGTGCGAGGTGAGGTCCGGCTCCTTGTCGATCGTGGCGAGGATCGCCTTGAACGGGACGTCCGCCTGCTTCTCGGAGCCGGCCGACACGAGACATTCGGCGCCCGGCTCATCCTCGAAATTCGAGCAGTAGAGCGCAATCGCCACGGCCGTTGCCGTCTTAGCGTTCTTGCGCGGGATCCAGATCTCCGCGGCGCGCGTCCAGCGGAAGCCCGTCTCCGTCTCCCGGAACCCGAAGATCGCCGCGAACCACCAGCACTGCACTGGCTCCGCCACGAACGTGCCGTGGAAGCCTTTGACGTGCGGGAGCTTCTCGAAGAACAGGCAGAAGTCGGTTACGTGGTCGGGGCTGTAGTAGAACTCGCTCCCTAGACGCTTGGACGCCGCCAGCATGTCGAGAAAGCGTTGGCACCCGAGCTTTTCCCAAATGCAGCACGGCACATGCCCTGCAACGACGTTCTGACAATACCAGACCGCCATTTTGTTGAAGTCGGGAACCTCCTCGCCGTCATAGACGACGTTCCGGAAGTTATCGTTGGCGACGGTTCGGGAGACCGATGCGCGCGAATTTGTTGGTCGGCGCTTCGACGGGCGCAGCGATCGGTTCGTCAAGCCCATCGAGATCCAAGGCCCTCAACTGATTCTGCAATTGCGTGAACCACGATGCGCGGGCCGGGCGCCCGTCGGCGTCAGCCAGGGCGATCCGATCCATGATCGAGGCGTACATCGATGCCGCGATGTGCTTGGCTTCCGAGAGGCGGCCGAGCTCATAGAGCTTCCGGCAGATCGTCCCGTATTCCTTCCGAGCCTTGGCGGTCTTGAGCTCGAATTTGCACTCAGGGGGCTTGCGGTACCCGGGGCCCGCGATCACCGCCGAGTCGCCGCCGCCCACCTGGGCGATTTCCTTGCGACGCGGTGCCATCCCATCTCATCTTTCCGGATCGGTTTCGTAATTCCGACCCATCTGCTAATGCTGCCAACTGTTCGGCCGTTTCGAACCGGCCCGGCTTCGGTTCCGTTACCATCGCACGGCGCGGTACCCGGTTCCTCGCTGGCACTCCCCCAAGGGTCCGACCGTCCCGCCCGTGAAGCCGAAGCGGTCGGACCCAAGCCCCAGATTACGATCCTTCGCCGACGCGCGGCTTGCCGGTTGGCCCCTGATCGGCCCCGTGAAGCCGCTCGAGCTCCTGGAGGCTGTGCTCCTGGAGGCGCCTGCACTCCTTCAGCCGCACGATGATGTCGGCGTTGTTCCGCAGGAGGGTCTGTGCCGCGGAGCTTGGATCATTCTGGACCCTGGTGTTCTTCGCCTGGATCTCAGCGATCACCGTCTCGAGGAGCTCCTCGAGCTTGTGGCCGTTCGGGTTGCCACCGCTCATCAGGATCGGGCCGGTCCGGCTCATAGCGTGTCCTTCCTGCAATGGCGCACCGCGCGATTGCGGGGCATGTTGCGCTCCCTCAGCGGGGGCGATTCGATGATGCGGACGACTGCGGCGGCCATCCTTGCGGCCGCGCTGGCCGGGTGCTCAGGCACCGAGACCCACACCCGGGGCCTGGAGAGCCAGAACCTCATCCGTGTCGATCTCAACCCCGGCCCGGGCTACGATCTGACGGTGGAGATCAAGGGCCTGGTGGACTTCGGGTGGAACCCCGACAATCCGGAGACCCGGAAGGAGACGGCCCTCGCGGCTGTGAAGAGCGAGTGCCCTGCGGCCCGCATCGTCCACGAGGACCGGTTCAGCCGCGGCGAGTCCCTGCGCGGCCCGATCTACACGTACTACGTCAGGCTTCGCTGCCGGCCGGCTTGAAGCCGAGATCCGAGGCGATGCGCTCGAGGTACTCGGCGCTCTCCAGGCCGTAGCGCTCTTCGCCGCCGGTGGCCTGATCCTCGAGGAAGTCGCGGACCGTCTGAAACTCCGCATCGAAGCGCTTCGGGGCTTCGATGTAGCGCCGCATCCACTCGTTGAGGCAGGCGGCGAGGACGGTCTTGGTCATGCGGATTTTCTCTCGATGATGTCGAGATGGGCGGCCACCTCAGCGCGAAGGGGGGACAGGGCGTAATCCCAAAAGGCATGGTCTACGTGGAAGGAGCCGCGCCGGCCGGCCATCGCCCTGGTGATGTCGTGGGAGTCGCGGATCACGCACACGCGGGTCGCAGCCTCCACCGTGGCGCCCCGCAGATCCCGGATCATGTGGCGCACGTAGTCACGAAGCACGGCGGTGTGCACGATGACGGTGGCACCGGTATGCGGCAGGCCGAGCACCATGGCCTTGGTGCGCCCGGTGTCCCGCAGCGCAAGTCTTACGTCGATATCAGCCATAACCGCCGGCATTCGTTTCCCCTATGGCTTCGACGTGCTGGACCACGCGCTTCCCATCCACGGTTTGATCTTGGCAGGGGTGGTTAGACGGCCTACCGGCCTCCCACCGCATTGCTTCGATCTCACGGGCCTTAGCCTTGTCCGTCCGCACGTCGAATTCGGATTAGTCAGCCGGCGTGATGTCCAGGAAGTAGGACTTACCGAGCTCGAAGGCCTCGATCGCCGCCGGGTTGGTGATCGTCATCTCCAAGGCACCCTGAGGCGTGTATTTCGACCACGTCTCGTTGCCCTTACCGTCGCCGTAGACCGCGGCCATCTTCACGATCGCACAGACCGCCGTGGGGTCCGTGGTGTGGACGTGCCGGACTTCCTGGACGTAGAATTTCGCCCGCACATTACCGCTCATCGCTCTTCTCCTTGTCGCCCGGTCTAACCCGCCGGGATGGGGAACCTTCGGGAGAGATCTCCCTGAATTTCGCTGGCACCTGATCCGGGTTGTCACACCAGAAAAAGGGTCGTATCAAATCGCCTATCCGCCACGCTCGTAGGCGAGCAGGTATCATCCCCTCGGGGACCTCGGGGCCCGGCCTTTATCTGAAGGCTGGGCCCTAAATCTATCAGCCCTCAGGCATCTCAAGCAGCCTTCGCAAACTGGAATAACTCGGCGAGGAACGGGTCATCCCTGTGCTTCATGACCCAGTTCATGAATAGGCCGCGGTTAGCGTTGCAAGAGTGACAGGAGGGCGCAAGGTTAAGAAGCTTGTTGTTTTGTTTATCTGCATCCAAGTGATCGACAACAAGCTTCGATGGGCCTCGCTTAATCTCCCAAAAAACAGGCTTATTACACCAGTGGCAAGGATGCTCCCCCGCGCCGATATGGTCGTGAAGAACCACCCTGTGTTCGAGGCCAATACCATCTGCATTGCAGACAGGATGGCCATGTTTTCCGCTCACCGTTATGTAGCCCGATGTGGTGACGCTTCGCCTTTTAAATTCCGGTTGAGAGCTCGAGCCCGATCGACGTATCCTTGAGTAATGTAGTTCGCAGTGAAAGCTGCGCGCGCTACGTACTTTCTCTCCACAGTCGGCGGTTCGGCAGATACCCCAACGTGGGCGATCTAGGATCTCGTTGTGTACTGGTTGTTCCTTATAAATTCGAAGATAATGCTTATTGCACAATGCAGTGTTTGAAAGTCTAGCGTGCGGCTTTGAATTGCAGCCATGAATTTCGCAGGCATCTGGCAGATGATCGAGACCACCCTTCAATGGGTCGCCATATTTCCTGTTCCTAAGCCAGTGAGTTGAGCAAAACCCTTTAGCTCTGTAGGGGCGCTCACATCCATCCACGGAGCACCCCTTGCTGGCGCTCTCGTCAATCGCTACGCATTCGAAAGCCATTTCGGTCTTTTACCCGGATCGTTTCGGTCAGAGCCGTCGCGGTGTGTCCAGCACCCGGCGGCTCGTCCGTTATATGGCAATTTCCTTGAATTTGGCAGGCAAAGTTTCGGGATCGTCGCACCAAATTCTGAGCTTATCGATCTGCCCCGTTTTCCTAGCGTAGGCCTCAAGGCTCGCTTTGAAATCGTGACATTGGCGGCAAATCGCCCAGATATTGTCTAGGTCAAACCGCTCGCCGCCATCGGCAACGGGCGTCTTGTGGTCCGCTACCTTAGGCGATCGTACCCGCCCAAACATATTACAGCGCTGGCAGATGCCCGCCCGCTCGCGCACCTGCCTCGACAGGCGGTCCCACCTGGCATCGTAGCCGCGCAGGCGTGGGGAGGATCGTAGCGCCTGCGGGGCAACCCGGAGACCCGTCGTAGACCGCGAACGGCCGAAGGTCTTTGGCATCGAGTTGCCCCGCCCCCATCCAGCCGACGTGAGATCAGGCCGGATCGATAAGGCCGGCTTCCTCGCGAGCCGCGGCCGCTTCCTTGACGCCCTTGTTCGCGTCGATGACGGTGCCGTTGTACGAGGGATCGAGCGGGTGGAGACCGTGCTCGGTCCGCTTGCCATCATCCTGGGTCAGGATCCCGGTCATCGGGCGGTCCATCGGGCGATCCGCATCCACCTTGTTCGCCGCGTCCTTCATGGCTGCTCTCCTGTCCCGGCGCCGCCCCGTGGCAGGCACAATTTCCGGTGTGACCAAACTGTGCTCGAAACCGCCGGGAGGGTCAAAACCCAAAATGCATTTCGCGCTAATCCAAATTGTCAAAATCCATTTTGAATTTCAGGAAATCGAATTTCGAATTGCGCTGGCCGCGACAATCGCGCACGCCAGGAAATGTGCGGAAATCCGGCCCTGAAACGCGAAAAGCCGCCCGGTGAGGGGCGGCTTCGATGGGAGGTGGCACCTTCAGGATGAGATGCGGCGGCGGATCTCGGCGAGTTGCTCTTCGGGGGTGAGGCCCTTCGCAAGGCCCTCAGCATTCACCTCCAGAGCAATCCCTTGAAACTGCGAGTGGGTAAGCCCCCTGCTCAACGCCACCGCCTCCAGACGGTGTAGCTCGGCCGCTTCCTCTTCGAACTTCATCGCCATCCTTGCCTGCCCCGACCTCAGATCGCGGGGTGAACGTGTAGACCGGTGCATCAATCACCGCGCCGTCCAGCGCAAGCCGTGCGCCGAGCGTCACCCGCACGGTGCCCTCGATCTCCATGAGGCGCAGATTCCACCGGATGTCCGAGAGGTGCTCCAGGCGGCCGCCATCGTGATAGACGCGCCGGCGGATGGCGGAGGCGGTCGCCGATCCGCCGAGCTCGTGGAGCGCTCGCGCTACGCGGGTGGCGAGGATCTGCTCATCATGGCGCTTCAGGAAGAGGCGCCACACCGCCCAGGCCAGTAGCGCGAGGATGGCGCAGAAGGCGATGCCGGCTCCGAGGATCTTGAGGGTCATGCCGCCTCCTCCCGTCGCTGGCGAAGCAGGTCATCGCGGATGAAGAGAAGGCATGCCTCCATGTCGCCGGCGAACCGCAGCCGAAAGCGCGGATTGCCGTAGACCATCTCGTGCTCGCTGACGGTGTATCCGCCGAGAGGCGCCATCGCGATCGATAGGCGGTGGAAGGGCTTCTCGATTTCCTTCACAACGCGAGGCTTTGGCGGGTTCTCCGCAGCCACCTTCAGCACGTCATCGACGGCCTCGAGTAGCTCCTTGATGCCGGGCTCAGGCCTCGCCGGCTTCACCCCGGAGGATCCGCCTGAGGGCGGCTGCGGGCGCACAGAGGCTTTCTCAGGGAAGCCCGGCTTCCAGTTGTCGGGGACGCCCCGTGGCGACGTCTTGAAGCACCAGCGGTACCCGCCCGTGACAGCATTGCGCTCGATGAGGCAGTGATCGGAGAGCTCGTGCTCCTTGATCGGCTCCCAGGCGAACGCGGCTCGGCAGGCGGTTTCGAGTTTCCGCAGCATCGACATCACGACTTTTCCTCCTGCTCGAGTTTCTGCAATTCGGAATTGACCTCCCGCATCAGGCGCCGGCGCGCCTCCTTGTTGTAGGGGCGAGAGAGCGAGGCCGGCACGTAGGGCTCAGGCGTCTTGCGGGTGTGCTCGGACAGCAGGTGTTGCGCCGTCCGGAGGGCCTTGGAGTGAGCGGGCTTGTGCTCCGCCCGGAGGTTGCCGCGATAGAGCTTGCGAGGGGGCATCAGTCGTCCTTTCGAGGGGTGAATGGGCGAACCTCATTCGTTAGGAGCCAAGCGCACAGGGAGATGATGAGGACGCCGACGACGTTCGCGAAGATCGGCGGCTTCACCAGGATCCACGAAGCCAGGGTGTCGAGCGGCATGACGGTGGAGAGGATTCGGATCACCCACTTGTCGGACCTCACGACACGGGCTCCGCAGGCATGGCCGGCGCGGTGGCGGCCTCTTCCTCCTCCAGGACAGCCTGGAGCGCGTCGGAGACCTCGGAGCCGGTGATCTGCTCATAGATCTCCGCTGCTTGCTTCCAGGCGGTCAACGCGCGCACATCCTTTCGGCCGGATCGCCAGAACTCGTAATTGCCTGTGTGAGGTTCGAAACCGCGATGCGATGACAGCTTGAGAGCTACAGCATTAACCTCATCCACGATCTCCCTATCCGTCTTGACGGGGCGGGTGACGGTCTCGGGCTGGCCGTGGAAATGCACGGTTCGATCGCCCCACCGAATGAGCACGGATTCGTCCGTACCGTGTAGATCGACCAACGTGGTCCCGTGGCCGTTCGCCGACAGTACGGCCGTATGCAGCGGCGCGTCGGGCTGCGCCGGGGGCAGCGCATCAGCCGGCTTCCAGCCTGGCCCTGGCACTACAGTGGAGCCCGCAGCGCGCGCCTTTGCTTCCGCGAGATGACGGGCCACCTCCGCCTCGTGTCGCTTGATGCTATCGCGGATGTAGGAGAGACCACTTTCGAGATCGCCGTTCGCGAATGCGGCAACCGGCAGATCCGGATTCACCTCATCGAATTCGTCGCGATCGTGCGTGGTGTCGGACACGAGACACCCGACATCGAGCACCTCGATCGCAAATCGAAGAATTGGCATGGCGTTTCCTTTTGAGGAGGGGCTAGAGATCTCGGGCGAATCCGATCAGCATGATCGAGAAGCCGACGGCGCCGACGAGGTGCGCCGGATGCATTGGATTGCCTGAGGCGTAGTGGACGCAGGCGGCAATGACCTGGACAGCCGCCGCGGCGTAGACGATGTGGCGCATGGGATTTCCGCCGGTTCGGAATTTCAGGGTGCGGTAATTTCGAAGGGCGGTAAATCCCCAATTCGAAATCGGGCGAAATTAAATTCGGCGGCGTCGGACGATGTCGGCGGCGATGTTGCGTTCCGCATCCTCGAGCGCGCCGCAGATGAACTTGCGCAGCCCGCCGCCATCGCGCTCCCGCCGCTCCCGCTCCTTGCGCACCTCCGCCTGCGCTGCCTGCATCCCCTCCAGGAATGCCGATCGCAGCACCCCGGGCCCGTAGACGGTCTCAGCCATCGAATTTCCTCCTGCTAATTTCGAGCGAATTACCGCCGCCAATTAATACGGGCCGAAATTAATTCCGCATTTGAATTCCGCTCGCCGATTTAATTCGAGGGCTCATATTTTTTTCAATTTCGTAGCGCGGAAAAGATTGGCAGTCC